TCATATTTTGAAAGAATATCCGAATAAAGCATATCTAATGGTGTTTTCATATTACCAATTAATTGTAAAATATAAAGTTAAACTGATTATAATAATTCCTGTTACAACAAAGCCTAACCAATCAATAGAGGTGTCTGAATCACTATTAGTTGGATCAGAATTTAATTCGTAATAAGTGATTGGATCATTTTCTTTTAAAAAAGCCATCTGTTCTTTGTGATTCATAAACTAACTGTAAAATATAAATTATCTTCTAGTCTCATTCTTTCTAAGGCTTCAATAAGCCTATTTCTATTGCCTTCCGGATCAATATTGTCATTCACCCACTCAATAGCTTTATCAAAATCTTTTGGTCTGTATAGCTCTGAGTCTCCGTCAAGTTCTTCACAATATTTAAATATATACTGAACTGCGAACTCCCTATCACCTGAATGCCTTATGTAATCGAACCAGTCTTGGTCTTGTGTTACGTATGCACATCCACTTCCAATACGTATTATTTTTTCAATACTTAGATTTAAACCCATCATCTTTCAATGTAAATATTAATTGGTGAGTCCATTTGCTCTCCTTGCCATGATCCAACAAATTGTTTTTTCTTTCTACCAACAATAAAAGGTGTAATCCAATCGATAAAGTGATCTATTTCACCATTATAATTTTTAAACTCTGTGTGAATATCCAGTATCCAATAATCTTTTTCTTTGTAGAAGAGACTTCCTTGCATAGTCTCATCCCAATTAGTACATAGAAAAAGCATATACCATCTTTCACATTTGAAAAACTCATGGTTTAAATCCGGTTTAAAAACATCTTCTGTATCAAATAAAACTTTATCATGCCCTAAGTCACGTTCATTTATAACTCTGTTTAAAAGGCTTATGATATTTTCAGGTGTATCTTTTTTAAGTGTAGCCTTAAATATAAATTCTGTGTAGTATCCCATAATTATGTTAATTTGTTTTCGTTATACTCTTCAAATACTAATTGACCCTGCGTCTTAAACATCTTACCGTTTTTAAACCAGGCTTTCCAGATATCATCTCCAGATTCTCCCTTTCCATCAATTAAAAAAGTTGTATTAGGATACCTTAATGAGTATTTTAGCATATCCTGATCACAATCATACCATTTGGTTTCATCACCCCACAACCAATGTTTATCATATCCATCCGTAATATCAGCAATCTCTTGTTCATAATCTATATTGTGTTCATCACCATCAATAACAGTTAATGAATGTTTTGTATAATATCCCATAATTTTTATTTTAAGTTCTTTTCGTATAATAATACTTCTTTTGTTATGTTTTTTACTTGGTCTTTGAATAGTTTATATTTTTCAACTGCTAAAGAGAATACTTTCATTTTCTCTCTATTAGAAAAATTACTATCAAAAAAGGCGTGACAATTATTCTTACTAAAAAGACCGCAGAGGAATAAAAAATTCTCTTGGTGGGTAGCTACTTCTGGATTTAAACTTTTAGATACGACATGAGCTATATTTGAACTCTCGCCTCTCAACTTATCTCCACATTCGGCACAACAAGTATTATTCTCTTTTATATACTCTATATGACGTTTAAAAAACTCTGGATAATCACTTCTTTCTTCTCTTCGCTTCTCAGTTGTTTTTTCAGTACGGTTCTTTATTCTGTATGTTTTCTTTTCTTTTTGGATATTATGTTCTTTGGCACATTTATCACAAGCCATTTTTCCATAATACTCAGAACCTCTGTTTTTAATTTTACTCCTGATTACTACTTTATTGTTGCAATCAGGTATTTGACAACTATATTTCATTTTCCACAATTTCAAAGATTAAACACTTCTCAGGATGAAAGGTAAGAGATTCTGCTTCTTTCCACATTGACCAATCTGCATAATGATCACCGAAAACAAACTCGCTTGGATTATTATCGATAAATTCACGTTCAGATTTATATTTATCCTCATCCATTAAAGGCTCGCTACCTAATGGATTATTCCAATACCAGCCTAAGGATTCGATCATCGATATGAGCGAAGGCAATGCTTCTTCGTACCCCATGAAAGCACCTATGTCTTCGTAATGATTGGCATAAACGATTTCGCCGTAACTATTTTTCCCTTTATCCACGAACCCGTCCGCTATCTCTTCCGTAAGATTAGAGCCCCGGCAGATGAATTTAAACAATCCCTTTGGAAGAATAAAAAGATGTTCTGTATCTTCTGTTACATAATATTTGACACCTTCTTTAGGCTCACAATCTGTTTCTGCTTCCACAATGAGCAGCTTTTTGTTTGTTGTTATTTCTAAACTTTTCATATTAAAACAGTTTTTTAAATTTAGTAAACTTTCTTCGTCTGTCACTATTATACCAAATAACCCATTCACCCGTTTTTAATCTGTTAATAGAAGGTTCAAAGTTAAGTAAAAGAGCTAATAATATTATATTGATGAAAATGCCTAATATTAGTATCATCTTTTACCTTCTTTAAAAGCTGACTTTGTCTTGTCTGAGAAATTTTTCAAATCTTTAATCGAAATATTCCAACGTTCAGTGTATGACTCTACAGCCCCTAATAGATCACTCAGTTCACATAAAATTAGTACAACGTCTTTTTGTTCTACAGCATCCTCTAACTCCATAAACTCTTCTTTTATTTTGGAGAAAGAACCTATTTCCCCTTTAATAATTTCTTTTAAATGATATCCCATTATAATTGTTTTAATATTCTACTTGTTCTAGGTTCCGCAAGCCCCGTACCAAAAATCCATTCTAAATGTTTATGTTTTCTGACGCCATAGCTCCCTAATTCAATATCTTTATAATTTAAGTCGTAAACACCTTCCTCATAAGTCTTATTTATATGTTTTTTATTAAAAAGGGTTTCGAAAAATATCTGAGAATCTTGAATTGTTTTTTCCAAACCGTCCTCTAAGTCTTGCGTATTAATCAATTCTAGTTTTACAAAGACCTTAGAGTGTGTAAAATCATATTGATCATTTCTAAAACATGGAGTTACAGTTTGATATTTACCTTTTGGTAAATAACCTTTTAACATTAAATATAAAAAACCTTGTTCTCCTGATGCTATTAAGTTCTTACTCTTTTGTACAACCTCTAAAGGACTTATATCAGGAGGTCTAGTAATACTATCCACCGCTTCCGTTACTAACCAAGGAACTTCTATTTGTTGATACCCTAATTCTTTATAATAAGTTAAGGCATCGGATATTAATTTATAATCTATCATTATTTAATCTTTCCTATAAATTAATTTCTATTGCTTTTATTGATTTAAAATTCTGCGCATACCTCCAAAAACCATCTTCATCTTTTTGAATATACTTTTCAAGTGTAGAATTCAAATCTTTAAACAACTCAATTGCAGTATCTGAGTCTTCTGTAAATATAGTTGCCTTATTGATAGTTTCAGTTACTAAGTGGCCTTCCCGATGCTTGTAAGTGTGTATAATGTTAAATGCTTTCATTTGTTAATCCTTAAGCAAATATACAACTATTATTTTAATTACAAACAAAAACCTACAAAATTAATTGCAGGTTTAGTAGTTAACTATAAATTTCTTCAATAATTTTCTTAAGATTACTCTCAGTCAATTTTTGAAAACTTCCTCCAAACTTATTTCTATCTAATGCATAATATTTTCTTATTTTACTGTTATTTATATTTTCACTGTTTGGTTTTAATGAAAATGTTTTATCGTTATTGAAATCTAAAATGAATTTTGAGTTCTTACTTATAAGATAGTTTTGTTCTCCTAATTCCGAATATGCTGGAGCAAAATATTTATCAATTAATTCTTGTATAATCATAGATTTTTAGTTGCTGGTGTTACTCCTCTCATTTTAAAGTGCTCTTCCACCCGGTTACGGAGTCTACCGCGCACAAACGGAGGTGTTACTCCTCTCATTTTAAAGTGCTCTTCCACCGTCTCCTGGATTAAATTCTGTATTGATGCGTAATTCAGAGAAAATTTATTAGAAATAGGATTCCAAATTTTATAGTAATTACACCATAGTAAGGTCTCATTTTCTGATTTTTCAAATTCTAAAAGGTAGGTTTCGCCTTGGAAATAAAACACAGAATTTGGGTATTTTTCACGATCAACTTTAATTGTCAATTCATTTCCTAAGATATCCAATAGAAATTGCTTCGGTGATATATCTTCTTCAACTTTAAGTTGCATCTTTAATTCTTGAAGCTCTTTTTCAATAACTTCTATTCTTTGTTGTGTGTTCATAATTTTTATTTTTACAAATATAACTCTTTTAACTTAACTGAGCAATTTTATTATAAGTTTTTCTAACTAAATCCGAAGATAGATTAGAAAACTGGTATAAAGGTGAAGCATCTTTAGTAAACTTCGTTGCGTACACATTCTCGCTCTTAAAAAGTAAGTTTAGTGTCTTAGGCACATACATTTTCTTTTCATACTCAAATGTACCTAAATAAGCCACAATCAAAGCTCTGAACATTTTCTCATTATACATCTTACCTTCCTCTTCTTTACTATATAAAAATTCACTTATGTAAAAAGTAGTTTTGGATTTATTATGAATCTTACTTTTATCTATTTCAAATCTTTTATATTCTTCTTCCAGTATACCCCAACAATTCTCAGCTATGCCGTGAAGTGGTTTTTGAGATAGCGATTTTATAATTTCTTCACCTTTATCTGAAAGTCTTATTCTGTAAACCAAATCTTTCTTTCCTGTTTTAATATACTTTATCCAACCCCTTTTTTCAAACATGTCTGCAACTGTATATTCTGTATTCTCGTATAATGAATCAAATACATAAGTTTGAAGTATATTAGTAATATATTCAGTTGGTGCTATGTTCAGTTTTAGAAAACTCAGGAGTCCTAGGTCCGATGGTGTTATACTGTTATTTTTAAGTGAATCGCTCATCATCTTTATATTTTATCGAAATAGACACATCCAAACTCTATCGGGTTGTTGATCTGATCAATTCCATTTGATTTAGCATCTTCATTTTCACATCTGTACCACCTACCATCGTTTTTCCATGTGTAACAAAACTTACACTCATTACACCTTATCATACTTTTAACAGATTCTATAACTTCTTCTGTTGTATCGTAATAAATAAATTCGTTTTCCATTAATCTAATTTTTTAAATTCTTCTTCGGTTATAAAATCTCCGAATCTTTCGAGAACTTCTTTAGGTGTTAAATAGTATGTATTAATTGTTAAATCTCCCTCAGCCTCAAGGATAAGTTTGATTTCAGCATCTGTTAAAGGTCTCGGATTTGTTAGTTCTATATCCATAATCTATGTTTAATGTGCCGGAACGTCATCAATATTCACCTCTCCTTCCTCAATATCCCAACAAAGATACTTTACACCTTGATTAGTCCAATCGTATTCTTCTCCATTAGATAAAAGCCACTCTTCAGCTTCGTAAAATGAATTCAACTTTATGATTAACACTTCATCATATTCATCTCTAAGAAAATCTTTTAGACCAAAGTCAATAAACGAAAATTTATACATTTTTATCTCTTTTAAGGTTAATGATTTCTATCTTATCTGTGTCTTTTGTGATAGGTTGAGGGGTTATCTCAAGGTCACTCCAATTTATTTTAGCTTTGTCAGAAGACCATAATTTTTCTCCGTAGGTATTATGAAACCACTCATAGAAAACTTCCAAAGCTCTCTGACTACCCATTGATGGTGTTAATATTAAACTGTTTTTAGGTGCTTGGATATCTATCAACTTTTCTGACCTATTATCTGTCTGTTGTTCTTTTTCAGAGTAAAATTCATTTAGTTTTTGATAAGGCTTGTAAATATTCTTACCATTAATTTTAGTATTTTTATCCATTATTTAGTCTTTTGTTTTTACTTGTATTGTTATTGTATTACCTTTTTGTTTTTCAGTTTGATTTGAGGCGTTTTTTAAAATCATCTCTAATTCCTCTTTAGAGTAGCTTAACCAATGAGATGTTATTTCTACGTTGTATATTGTTGCCATATTAATCCTTTAATTCTATTTCAATTACGTGCGAGTAAAAATCGCCATTTCCAAAAGAGTTTAAGTAAATCCAATGTCCTTCAAAAAGTACTTCAGCGCTTGTGTCATATTCTTCCAATACTGCAAAATCTACAAGAACATTATCAAAGAAATACCGTAAAGACTGAATATTATCTAGCTCTTCTGATGTTTTGAAGTAATAATAACCACCTCCGTCTTGAATTATATCTAATATTTCTGTCATTTCAAATCAATTTTAATAACTTGTTGAGGTTTAGTGCCATGTCTTCTATACTTAACCCTCATAATTCCATATTTATATATTTCATTATTTAAAACATCATTAAGGTAGCTTTTCTCATTATCTCTTAAACTTCTGCCTAAATATATTTCGTAAAAATATTCTATTGCTGTCATATTATTCTGTTTTATATTCTTCTTGTAATTTAGTCCACACTTGTTCAATAATGTACATTGAAATATCATCCGGATGACTATAACCAATGTGTTTTTCAAACTCTAAACAAAGAGATTCATCGAACCACAAATCATAATTGTTTCTGATATCTTGTCCTAATGTATGATGTAAGTCTATTAAATCATCTATCTGCATTTTCAATAACTCTGAAATCTCTTCTATCGATAAGTTTTCAGTTGTTGTTTTAATTATGTTTTGGATGTTCATAACAATAAATGGTGAAATTGTGCCGGAACTAAGCCTCCCTCCAAACGATTACTGTAGTATAACATACCATCTATTTCAGTAAATAATCTTACATTTCTGTTAATATTTTCATCAGTTAAATGCTCCATCAGTGTAGCTAAGTTATTTTCAGAAATTAAACCTGAATAATTTTCAATGATTTTCCCCTCTGTTTGCAATTGAAAATCTGTTAAATAGATACCTTCTTTCATAATAATATGATATTTTTGTGATTGATAATTGAATTTTTATACTGCTCTGCATAGTTTTTTGAAACCGTGTTCCAGTCAAATAATGATTTTTCAAAAGCTTGTTTCAAACTTGCTTCACAACACTCTCTTGCATATTTCTCCATTGCTTTACAGATTGACGGAGATATATCTGTGTTTAGATTTTCCATTATTTCATCCCACTCGCCCTCGGCAAATTGTTCATATAATAACTCTTTTGTTCTGCTCATAATAAGTTGTCTTTAGTAATTGTGAATTTTTTCCTACTTTGATAATAGAGTTCAGGCATACCCTCTCTGATTTTATCAAAATTAATATTTTCTTTTAATAAATCAACCAACTTATTTTCTATTCGTTCATTGTCTTCAGGGTACCTATCATCATCTAAGGTATTTAAAACATGATGTAAATCAAACTTAAACATAGGTTCCAGAACCGCCTCGTTTGCAGTCAAAGCGTAGTCTTCTCTCAAATCTTTGATATCTTCAATTTCATCCCACTCTAAGATGTCTTCCATTAATGACTCTATATCGTAATAGAAATTATCATCTATAAAAAATTCATCTGTCATACAATTTCTTTTGTTGTTAATGCCTTCATATTAAATTTATTTTTATTACTCTAAGAAGTAGGGGTCTTCATGGATATTGCCAATTATCTCAACTTTTTCCTCCATAGAGTCAAAACTATAATTAATCCTCAATAGAGGAAAACGAACCATGTACATTGCATCATCTCTACTATAAAAAACAAAACCTCTAGCTTCTTTATAAATGACAATATAATCGGTATATATTTCTTGTCCCCATTTATCTTGTAATCCTATATATTCTAATATTTTCAGTTGATTATAGTCTGCGTCATTGACGAAGATGTTTTCTGAATTATTGAATATAAAACTGTTATCAGAAAAAATAGTACATGGTTTGCTTATTTCCTCTCCGTTCCAAGCCTTGTATTTAATTTCTCTGTTCATTGTTATATATTTCGTTTGTTAATTTAATTAATTTTAAGTTAAAAACCGCCTGACAAAAGCATACTGTAAATCAATCTGTCAGGTTACATAGCAAATATAGAACAATTCTCTGACTCTACAAAATAAAATATAACAAAAAAGGATATCTTATTTGATATCCTAGTATTACGGTAATAGAAATTTTTTAATAACACTCTTCATAAAATCTTTATCTCTCAACCACAGATCTTCTCGGACGTGTAAAAGTTTAATACCTTTTTGACGGCAGAGGTTTGATTTTTCTGCGTGGTATCCCTTAGGTTTACATCTTTTGTTTCGTTGATCGTAGTGCCAGAAATGTCCATTAAATTCAATCGCTTTATTTAGTTCTGGTATGAAAATATCTAGTTCTTTTCTACCTATTATACCATATTTATTATTTAAAGCGTCTGGATATAAGGTTTTAACATACTCGAAAAGTTCTTGCTCTGGTCTCGATGTATTACTTAAAGCTCTTAACGGATGGTCAGAGCCGTTTAAGAAGTTATGAGGTATAACATTGAAATCTCCATATTTAATATCAGTTATTATAACTTTGGTGTCAGCATTTACGTATTCAAATCTATCAAATTTATAATTGTTACAATCCCTCTTTTTAAAAAGCTTTTCCAAAAATTCCTCTGTTGTCTGGCCTTTGTCTTTATTCCTTCTCTCCTCCCAACATGAGGGACAACCTTGATTTCTATGTAGATGCATATCTGGTCTACACTCAAAATCACCATGATGTTTACAAGTTATAGTACCATGAACTTTATTATTTACATAGATGAATTTATCGTAATTGTAATCAGCTTCTGTATGCTTTAATCTAGCTTCTTCTACAAACTTATCTTTTCCTTTTTTATTTCTTATACCGTTATTTTCATCTGAACATTTCCTACATACAGCCCCTCTCCTATGATTTCCTGCTTTTATCCCTATTTCTCCATGAACAGGACATTCAATTAAAACTACACTCTCATTATCTTTATAAATAGTATTTGGGTATGAAAAATATCCGTTGTGTTCCTTAATACAATCTTTAATATATTTCTCTGTAGTCATAGATAACTTATCACGTTTTCTTTTTTCACCGCACTCTTTACAAGTAGTTCCTTTCAAATGTTGTTGAGGGGTTGTACAAAAACTTCCGCATTTTTCACATCCTATTGCAACAGGTGTACTATTATTTAAATAGTTAATTTTAGAATAATCAAATTCAAAATTATGCTTCAAATTTGCCTTTTCAATGAACTCATTTTTTCTTCTTTCTAAATCTAATTCTTTTTTAGTTTTACACATATAAATAAAATCAAAAACCCCTCACAATCTATCGCAGTTCTCAAGTACGACTTCATGTGAAGGGTTAATAATATTTCTTTAAAGCTACCTATGTTTTTGAGAACGTAACTTACTTATACAAATGTAAGTAACGTTTCTTTAACATGCAAAAGCGTTGATTTTTAGATTAAAAATCTACATTAATTGTTTCTTCGTGAATATTTTTTTCATACTTAGACTGTATATCTATTTGCTCTTCAGCTTCTGTATCTAAGATATCACAATATATAGTTGGTTCTCCATCTTGTAGTCTTACTTTCAAATAATGGTAATATATTCTATTTACACCTTTTAATCGAACATACTCAGATGTGGGATTATTACCATCAATAAAATGTTTATTGAGATAACTATACCTTTCTTTATTGACTGGTACATATTGCTCCATATTTACATTTTGAGGAATAACTTGTGCCATAACTACGTCCGAGAAGAACAATAGCTGATCCGAAGAAAAAACGTCTGATGTTAAAGGACTTAGAGATTTTGGATCTGTCTTTTCTTGCTTCCATCGTGATTCTATCTCCCTATTTAACTGTCCCAATATAATAAAAGTTAAAAGGCCTGGATATTCTAATTTAAGTCTATTGGTATGCTCCACAGTTTCCCCTACACTCTCTGTCTTATTTTTACCTTTGATGATACCAATGTGGTCTAACATTATAAAAAGCTGTCTTTTATCTTTATTTTTTTCTATGTAAGCTTTAGTTACTTCATAAAATTCGTCAGGCGTTACCGCTTCATCTATCTTAGTTAACCTTTTATCTCTGAATTCATCAGCAACCTTTCTGTATAAAGGTTTTTCATCGTCAGTAGGCAAGTTGCTAACAATCCATTTTAAAGGTTTTTTGAGGGCTTTTTTAAGTTCAACTAAAAGTAGAGTAAAAAATGGCATTTCAAGATTCCATAATAAAACACCTATGTCATCACCTTGATTTTGCATTATAGCTTTTCTGATTCTATTGATAGTATATGTCTTCCCGGAACCGCTACGACTCACCACGCTTATACACAAATCCGGCAAAAGTCCCCCCAAACAAATCTTATCTAAATGATCAATACCTGAACTAATTGGAACTATCTCTTTCTTTTGTAAACTAGTTAAAAACCGAACAGTTGAGTTTACATTTTCAACAGAGTGCTCTAATAACTTATCTATCTTCTCTTTATTCATTAAATTTTATTTCTTTTTAGTTTTTTATTGGTGCTTTTAACCTCACATTAGATTTAGGTATCCACCGCCTCCCATATCTTTGACTTCTTATTAAATATGAATATTTGCTGCTTTCAATACAGTGACCTTCCCACACAGTCTGCCAATTGTCTTCTGTGAACTCAACTGTAGGGATAGTATTAATTCCTTTTATCAATATCGGTTTGCTAAAATCTTGCATTACTTATTTTTTTGGTCTTACACTATTCAACTGTTTAATTGCTAAGTCAGCCAATCTATCTGAAAATTTAGGGATTCCATCCAACTCCTGAGTACTACATAAAACTTTTAGTGCTTTGTATTCATTGGCAATCTGAACTAACCTTTCTGTATTTGCTCTATGAACACCATACTTTACGTTTGTGATATCCGGTGTAATATAATAGTCGTCTAATTTAATATCATCGTTTGAAACAATATATAGTTCTACGTGAAAACATATATTATCAATTATATTATTGTTAGAAGGATATCTATAAAACTGATTTGTTTCATATACGAAACACGCTTTAGAGGACTTATCGGTAAATAAATATTTAATATTTTTTAAATTTAATCTGTCTTCTTGTTTTAAATTAATTGTCTCCATAGTTAACATATCTTTCGTTTGTTATTCCAAACACATTTATCTTCCACTCAATCAGTTTTTGTATTTCCTACTAATTTATTTGCCCAAGACTCCATAGAAGCTCTTAGATCTGCTTGTTTGTAAGGTGGTAGATAGCAATCCTCTGGTGTTAATGGAAATACAGTTTCATCATCATATACTCTAACTCCGTTAGGTAAATATTCAAAAAATTCAGGATTATTTTCAACTTCATCCTGCCAAATGAAAGGGTCTTTTTGTTGATGTAATATTTTCTTATAAACATAAGCTATACTTGGAATAAATCCTTTTTCATACTCACCCTCAATAGGTGCATAATAAATAAAATCGCCTACCTAAAAACATTCATTTAAACTGGGATATCTCTTTAAAATTTTATAAACTTTTGATTTCATTATCTTATATTTATTTCCATTATTTCTTCATCAGTTATATGACCGCACAATTTTGTAAAAAACTCAAAATCTATATATGTTCTTCGAGCATTATCTTTCTTAATATATTGAAACTCAAAACTATCTTCATTATAAAAAAGTTTATAACTTACATTTCCCAACTCTACAGTTTTACCTTCAAGTAGTGCTTTCATCACTGAAATAATTTTAAATGCGTGCTTTGATTTTGTCATGGTCTTTTGTTTGTCGGTATTACGTGATCTAATTTAATAAGAGCCTTACCTGAAATTAAAGCACTCCGCCCATTCATTTTATCCAGAATATTTCCATCTATTATCTCATCTATTTCAAATGGTGACTCAGGATAGTCTGAAATAACTTTAAATCTTGGTTTTAGTAATTGTTCTGCTGTCATCTTTTCTCTATTATAATATATTCCCACCATTTTCTAGCTCTCATTGTTCTGCCCTTATAGTTCCAGTCATTATCATAATGGTCAAACTTAACTAAATAGTGCTCATCGCTAAACATCTCATATCTGCTTCTACATGTCGTATCTCTTACAATGTGAATAAAATCTAGTATTCTCCAAAAAGCATCTTCAAATTTCTTATAAACATTCCAAACTTTATGGTTTAGGTTTGTATTAGGGATAACATCCATTTCTTTGGAACAATGCGGGCATATTTTGACAGTTTTATTATCACTTCCAAAATTCATAAATCCTAACCAATTACTCACACCTTTTCTACACTTGTCACACATTTGATTAGATGTATAGTTATTTTTACCAAAGACTAAGTTAGGCTTACCTCTATAAAATAGCCACCTTAGTTGGTATCTTTTAGGCCTTTTTGCATTTTCAATAAGTTTCTTATCTTCCATCATGTTCCACAATGAATCACCTTCTAAGTGAGAGTGTTCTGGATATTTTTCTTTAAATTGTTTTACTGTCATAACTATTTTTACAAATATACTGATTATTCTTTTCTACTCAAAATAAAAACTACTGAAATAAAAAATGCCATGATAATATCGGTAATTGGAAGTATTGATAATATCAGACAAATTATAAAAAACGTCACTTCTCTATTATCGTTTAAATCTAATCTTTTCCAAAATACAAATAAATATACCCAGCAAATAAGTGTAGGAATTAGATAAAACAGTACTAATAATAAAATTGTGCTCATTGTCTGTTGAATATTTCAATTAGCTCTTTCAGTTGTTGCTTGGACATTGGCTTTTTAACATCTGGGTCGGTGGTGTTAATTATCTTACGTTCTTCTTTGCCTATTCTGTAATATTCTACATCTGTTTGATAAACTAAAACTGCGTCCCAATTTTCTTCCATCTTACTGTTTAAAAAGAACTCATCATCAAACACCCAATCACCTAGTTTAGGCTTTTCATTTGATAACAAATAAATATGAACACCCTGTGACCAATGCTTAATGAGTTGGTCTCTTAGAATACCATCCATGCCTAAGTAAGCTTTCGATGTGTTATCAGTATTTTTTAGAATTCTTAATCCAATTAACAACCCTTCTTTATTTTTTATCATTATCCGATTATTTTATTTGCTAATTCTAAAACTTGTTCAGGTGTATTGTAACCTGGATTCCAATTAATGTTTAATATAAAACTTGTTCCATTATAACTCCCATCAACTTTTACTTTATACTTAAAGTTTTTGCTATCGTTCTCTACTACTGTTACTTTTCCATTAGTTAGTTTCATTCAGTATTTTTTTAATTATTTCTATATCCTGTTTAGAGTACTTTTCCAGTTCTTTTTGATTCGGCTTTCCTCTTGATGAAATAGTCTCTGATAATAATCCCACATATCTATTTCATTATTTATACTTATTGTGATCCCATCCAAAAAAGCTTTAAAACCTGGAGAATTTCCAGTACCGATTTTTTGTTTTAAGCCTTTCAACAATAACCTTAAGGGTTTTTCAAATTTACTATCCTCCATTTTTAATTATTTTTAAAATTTCTCTGGGTCTTACTACTATACATCTTTCTTGTATTTCTTTTATGCGGTTTTTTGGTATATCATAATGTGACTTACTTCCACCGTGATACCAAACCAGATTTATTTTAAGGTCTTTAGCCATTTTGTGCAAATTTTCAACTGAATACGGCACGCAGACCAAGTGTCTTTGATTATCACAAAAGTATTGCATTAATATTCATATACGCCTCCAACTACAGAGGGTTTGTTATCTTCAGATATTAAACCGCGCCTTTCCAAAAACGATTTTAACCTCTTACATTTATCAATTAAACTATCATCTATACAACTGTTGTCTAAAACTACATAAAACTCTTCGTTAGGATCATCATATAAATCACTACCTACTTTGAAAAATCTATATCCTGTATCATCCAGAATACCTTCTAAATAACTAGAAAAATAAGAATCATATTCCTCTAAAACTTCACTGCTTGGCTTAATAACTTTAAAGCCAGCACCATATTTTGCTTTATAATTTACTCCCATAATTTTATATTTGTTTATTTATTGTTTAATAAAATCTTCTAATGATATTGTAAAACCATAATAATGGTTATGCTTCACTTTCAAAATTAGTCCATGTTCAATTTCAAGCCTTCTTACTAGTCTCTCAAACATATCCACTTGCGCGCGTCCTTCTCTCCAATCTGGATCTAAAATAACTTTTAGTTTGTACTTGTTTTCAAAATCTTTATCAAAAATGCTTATAATACCCTGATGTCTATCATCTGATATCTTATCTCTATATGTAGGTATTAATAGTTTATCACCACTGAATAGTTTTTGAACAGCGCAATCTATTATTCTTGTTGTTTGACCTGACATTCTCATAATTAATGCATATTTCTAGTTACGCTAATCTTTTTTGTCATTCTCTTCTAACTCTTTAACTCTATTCAAACCTATTTGTAGTTCAGTATATGCTTTTTCTAGGTCTTTTTTCATGGTTTGGCAAGTTTCTATAATTCTATCTAATTTATAACAGCAATTATCATAGTTTTCTTTATCTTCAATTCTAAAGTCTAAAAATATAGTCTTATTACAATCGGAAATACCAAACTGAATATCTGCATAATCAAATAAACCCTCTTCTTTAATCAGATCATTACCTCCTTCAAGAGTAATTCTATAACTAATATTTGAATTCAGTGAAACCAAGCCTGGCTGATTTAAAAAAGTTCTATCAGCACCTAACCTCTTATATGTTCTTTTCATATTTAATCTTTAAATTCAATTGCTTTTACTAATAACCAACCTTTTTCTTTCCATTGTTTCAACTCTACTGTATTCTCTGTAAGTTCTTTTTCAGTAAAGATGATTGTTTTTGTTTTCATATCGTGCGTAAATGGTGGCACCTCTTCTAGACTTTTTAGAAAGTAGTTTACCTCTGCTTCTGTTAACTTTTTATTAGACCAATGATTGACAGCCTCAGTTACTTGTTTCAATGTATATTTCATTTTAGATAAATATCTCCTTCTTCAAATCTTCGTAAGCGTGTCTGAACTCTTCTTCTGAAATTTCCTCACCTAAACTATGTTTATAGATAGTATCTTTCATATCAAAATTTATTTTACCATAACTATCTTTGGCGAATCGAATACATTCTAATTCACACATTGGTTCGTCATCATAAGCTAACCTTACTGAGTCTTCTACAATTCCTGTAATATGTAGATATTCGAACCACTCATTATCACCACTATAACTATTTTCGAATTTAAAATATTTGCCTATTAATTTTTCAAACTTTGGTAACGCTATTTTAGAAACCTCTTCACGGATTTGGTTTTGAACCTCCATTCTTCTTTTATTTAAGATTTCTAGTTCTTGTTGTAGTTTTTTCATATTTTTAATTTAATTGTTATTGCAAATATAATCAAATTATTTTAATTTCAGCAAACCATTTTCAAAAATATTGCATGTTTTGCAAAATAATCTGAATCTTGGCTTGTACTCTTTCTTAAACCATTCTTGTTTCATCAGTAGTGTTTTTTGTATTTTCTATTGAAGTCTTTTATATCCAACATTAGTTTTCTTATATTTTCAGCTATTTGTAAAGCTTCATGTCCTTCTAACTTTCTAAAATTATACTGATTGCCGGTTATTCGGCAATAACCGGCAATCATCCTCACAAGAATCGTAGTTAGACTGAAAAACTTTTTCAACTGATTTAAGGTTTATTTCTGACTCTGCATTATCTCTCATATTAAAACCATCAATATAAGCATTTATACTTTTTTGATTAACTATTTTGTTTTTCTCAGCGTATTCTAATGCTTGTAATTTTACCTTATCTTTACTAAATATACTCATTTTTATTATTTTAGATTATCTGTCCATCATCTATACTTGATTACCAAGTCCAATAATTATCATCTTCTCTTACTTCTTTTTGTGGCACACTTATTACAGTTGTTTTTAATTCAATACCATAGAAATACTCATAATGAATATCTCCTATTTTAATGTCCGCTACTATTACATTTCCGGCTGTTCTTGTCATAATTTTATAGATTGTTTTCTTTGTCTCCATTAAGTGATTTCGATAGTTCTGAGCTTAATTCTACTAATTTAGGTAATAATTCTTCAAATGTATCTGCGGTCACATAAGGTAATGCATTATCGTCGCACCAAATATCTAATGATTTCATATCTCGACCCTCCTTTTGTCTGTGATTAAGATAAGTTCCTACAAAACTATAAGTTCCTCCTAATCTTTTCTTACCATGCCCCTCGCCCCCTTCAATAATTAAATTGTAAGGAAACATGAAGGTTTTTGTAAACTTGTAAATTCGATTTTTAATTTTCATAATTTTATTTTAAATTATTTCTTTCGTATTGCGAGTAGAGTAGTATTGTAAATACTAATACCCATAAAATATAAACTGTCATTTTTATCTTTTTAAAATTAACGGGCTGTACATCCCGTCTTGTAAGAATTTACGCCCACTCTTAAGGTAATTTTTGGTTCCTTTGGCCAAGTATGCATTGTCTTTTATCAAGCCCTCTAACAAGCTTTCACCCTCACTTAAACTTATATATGAACTAGCAATGTATCCTCCTAGTAAGAGTGAATTTGAACGAACTTGCGTGTGACCATCTTCAGTTATACTATTGAATTTCTTTTTTATTATGTTTATGACATAATTTCTATCTTCTTCAGTTACGTTTTCAATTGGTTTGATTTCTTTTAAATTAATTGGTTTGAAACTGTGAATCTTCTCTCCTTTTACTCTCCACGTTTTTGGATTGTCTCGCCATAAAATATCTCTATCCATTGATAGGAATAAAGGAAGCAGTGGATTATAATTTGCAATATCAAAACCTTCAATTTGATCTAGATAGTAAGCAAGTCCGCAAAAGTATTCTTTATACTCAATTTCGTCTTTTGGTTTTGGTATTTTAACTATCATTTTGAGACCTCTGCCTGAAGGAGATATAAATGCGCACACAATAGAGTCCATTTTATAAAATAAATACTCCTTTAATTCTTTACTAAATTTTATCTTATCAAATTCTACTACCATTAGTTCATTATATTCAGTAACATTCTCGTAACTTCTGTTCTTTCCATCAAACATAACTGAAGGTGTAAAGTAGTAAAGACTCTCCTGTTTTAATTTATCCTTTAATTGCAAATCGTTTTTTTCAGTTGCTACTTGGATATCTTTAAATACTTTTTCAATATGCGGTTTTGGGTTCTTAATCGATTCAATAAGTTGTCTTAGAGTTATTTTACCAAGTGGTTTGGTTACGTTGACTCTGGACGGGTAATACTGAAATTCTGTATTTAGGATGGACATACATTAAGTTTGATTTTTTGTTTTTCTTAAAAGATTCACTATTTCTTCATCAATCTGGTACATTCTGTTCTTTTGAGAAAGCGGAATATTTACTTCATAGTGTCTGTAATAAACCCTACCTAAACCTTCGCAATTTCTACACATTACTGAATCTATATTAGAGTGTTTATCATCTACTTCTATAGCCCCATGTCCTTCACATTGTGGACAGAGCTTTATTTCTAAATTATTCATTTTCCAATACTTTAATAAATTCTTTTGGTAGATAGACGTTTTGTATCTCGTTTGAATCTTTAAAAAGCGGCGCAATTTCCTCTGGCTTATATCCTGCTAACCCGCAAGCAATAGGGGTAACATAAAATTTTAAGTGACTGTAAAAACTCGCAAAGCTTAAAAATTGGCCGATATTATAACCAATTATATTCAAAGGTCTCGATCTTTTTAAACCAGGCTTTTTAATAGTTATAATACTATAACTTTTACCTTCCTTTCCATTGTGGAATCCACTTGCTTTACCAAATACAGCCCACTTACCTCTCACTGCATCCGGATCATCCTTATTATTCATAGCATTCAAAAAGAATGAATCCTGTCTCCAATTACAAGAATTATCATATCTAAAAGCCATTCCAGCCCCTCCTGCACCATGAAATCCTGTTTCGTTTGAACCAAATACAAAGACTTCATCCTCTTTTAATTCAGTTATATTGTCTGGTGTTTGCAGATATTTATTATTCTTCATATTCACTTGCATTTATATCGAGTTTAACAGATTTTTTATCGTGTTGAGCTCCTGTCACATTTAAGTGATAATATCCTAGTATTTGTTTTTTAGCTAGTTCTAAAGCTTGTTCTTCAGTATCAGCTTGTATGTCAAAGTCCACTCTAAATTCTATTGTTCCGTAAATATTATACTCCATTGTTATTGTGCTATCTAATATGTTCACTTACATTTGTAAAATATTTCTCCCAATCTCCTAATATATGAGGTCGGTTATGCTCATCTATTAAGGATAAATAAGTACAAGATTCTGTTCTGCTATAAATTCTATCTTTGATAAAGTCCCTTACATAAGGGTTATCTAAAGAATATAAATCTTTTTTACACTTCCAAGCCTTAACTGAAAATTTTAAATTATCAACTGCTTTTTGTAAATTAAATATGTTTTCGTAAATATTCATCACCAATATGTTTTAAAATTAATTCATTAGGTATTTCCTGCCATTTTCCTATTTCGCTCATAAAGCATACTAATGCTCTCGTATTTGTAGGTGAATTATCATAATAAGTTTCTCTATTATACCTTTTAAATGTCTCGATGCTGTATTTTAAAAATAACTCTACGGTTGCATAATCTCTTTTCTTACCTGTTTTCTTTAAAGTATCGGCTTCAATTAAGTAGAGTCTAATTGGTCTATTATTATAAATTTCTATTAGTTTGTTCATTTTTCAGTTTGTTATTTGCCGCGATTGACAATGCAAAAGCTTGTACATCATCAGATTTTATTTCAAAGCATCTTGGATATTTGTCTTTAATTTTATCTGCTAACCCATGTTTTCCAGCTCTTTTACATTTCATCCAAACTCTAAAAACTTTTTGTTCAAAAAGCTTATTACTCATACTATTTCCATAATCTAATAATTCTTCAAGTAGATTAGGAAACGGGATATTACCATTTAAAATATTGATTGGATTAAATTTTTTCATAATTTCTAATTTAAACACATTTCATTATTATTCCATTGACATACTCCCACAACTAACGAATAGTGGGATTCTTATAACAAAGCGTAGTCTAATGACTTACTTTAGCGTTATAGAGGTCTGCCCGACCTCTTTTTAATATTACTTTTGATGCATTTGAATCTGCATTTTCTTCATGTCCACATGACATACAATTAAATTTAGACTGTGAGGGTCTGTTATCTTTATGTGTATGCCCACAATTACTACATTCCTGTGAGGTATAAACTGGATTTACTTTATGTACAAAAGTTTTATAATTTAAAAGTTCTTCGAACTTATACCAACCTACATCAGAAATACATTTTGAAAACTTTTTATCTTTAACCATTTTAGAAGTTTTCAAATCTTCTAAAAATATTATCTCATAACTGTTTCCTAATTTGGTTGTTAGTTTATGTAAGAAGTCTAATCTTTGTCTCTTACTTTTAAGATAAATTTTCTGTAATTGTTTAACAATTTTTTCTCTATTTTTAGATCCTTTCTTGGTTCTCGAAAGTTTCCTATTTAATATTCTAAGTTGTTTCTCTGCCTTTTCGTTTATTTTAGGATTATAAATATATTCACCATCAGATGTAACTGCCAAATAAACCAAACCTCTATCGATGCCTAAATCTTTATGAGGTTTTTCTGTGTGTTGTACTTCAGTTTCAAATTGAACTTGCAAGTAATAACCGTCACACTCTTTTATTATTTTAGCAGTTTTTAGTTTACCTTTGATAGTTTTAGGATTGAATACCTTAATCTCTCCTATCTTGGGTAATTTAAAAGTATTGTGTGAGACTTGTTTTACATCTTTAAAAGGTATCGATTTCCACTTCTTTTTAGAAGCCCATTTTGGATAACCAGCTCCTTTGAAGAAAGATTTAAAAGCGTTATCCATTCTCTCAATAATACCTTGAGAGGTTTGAGCAGGAACGTCTTTTAACCATTCAAACCCTTGTTCTTTTTTACATTGAGTAAACTGATTTGACAAATCATATCCAGATAATTTTACTCCTTTTTTATAAGCTTCTTCTTTTGTCTCTTTAGCTAAATTATAGATAAAGCGAGTCGCACCTAAAGTAGATTCAATCCACTGAGCATGTTTTTCAGAATGTCTTATTTTAAAAGAGTAAGTTCTTATCATGAATTTAATTTCATCCTAATATATGCGGAAATACTTATTTCAAGTTTATCTGCTTCTAATTTTATTTTATCTTTCAATTCTTTCGAAAGCTTTATTTCTAGTCTTTCTGTTTTCATACGGCTAAATTACGGATTATATTTTAATTGTGCAAAGGTATTGATTTTAAAATTAAGATTCATCCAACGACTAAAGTACGTCGGTATTCTCTTTAGTTTGGTCATAAACAAGTCCGGCATATTTGTATTGTAGAAGCGATTGTGGAGGAAAATAGTTTTTATACGTATTGCCTTCTTTCTGCCATCTTGCTTCTACTAAATCATCTATAATATTTATTACAGTTAAAATTAGTTTTGGATTGCTTTTTAAGAATACCTTTTGACCTATTTTAAACAAACTTGCATAATCATGTACGATTTGATACTCTATTTTAGTTTCATTCAGTTTTTTCATTCTGGACAATTTTGATTAAATAGTTTAAAAGTTGTGATTTCGCTTCATATATATTATCCAAACCATTATGAATTTTCACTCGATTAGTAACTGCTTTATAACAATAAGGTATATAAACAACCTTATTCAAACTTAACAAGCAAGTCTTTTTTATAAATCCTTGAACAACAGTTTTGTCTTTTAAAAAATCAAACGCTTGATCCCATGTAGAAGCAGGTATAGAGTACTCATTAGACCCATTATTTTCAAACTTATCTTTTAAATAAAGCGAACCTTCATCTAAATCTATTTTATACGACTCGCTATTCATATAATATGCGAATACAGGCTCATCAAAACCAATATTAAATAATTTTCGAGCTAGTTTATAAGATACAAATTGTTCTTTCATATTAATTCTTTCTTTTCTACAGATATACTCCATCTAAGTTTTCCAAAATTGAAATACTATTTTTTAAAGTGGATAATCTACTACTCTCCTCTTGTAAAGACTTTAATTTTCTTGTATTTTCTGTCTGTTTTTCGTCAATTAAATTTATAATTGTTTGCTTATCCCTAATTGCATTTTTATGTTTAAAAAATCTTTTATAATGTCCATGATGCCTCGATAAGTTAACTATGTCTTTATCTTTATAATACTTAATCTCTTTTTCTTCAATTGGTTCAACCTCATCCATATTGCAAATTAATGAAATATTACCTTTAGATAATAACTCTTCAAATGATCTAAATTTTACTTCTCCGTTACCCCAATATGTGTCAGAAAAAGTAAAAGTTTTGTTATTGTTCTCAATCAACTCATTTTTTTCATTAAAACCATAAGTGTATGTTTTACTAGACGGAATCAATATACCATCGAAACAATGATATAAATTCTTATTGCTATTTTGTTGCTTGTATTCTTCTGAAAATACAAATCTGTATATTCCTTTTTCTTGAATGTCTTCTTTTCTAGTGATAAAATTATTTTTCATAATATTTTATTTATAAGCAAATATATAAAATAAAAAAGACACCTGCAAGAAAAATCATTAAATAGTTTATCCTCAACAGATGTCTTAAATTTTAAGTTGTTATTTTTAGTTCAATATTACAAACTGAAGGGATTGTACCTCTTTTCTCATATCTATTTACTTTTGAGCATAAAGGTTGATAGTTACTCCAATGATTCAGTTTATATAACTCTTCCTCAGTTGTTGCGTATGAAACTGGAATAATATGGTCTAAATCCCATGAACAATTGTATTCCAATTTATCACAGACATTACCCATATTCTCCCAACTCATCCAATTTAGAAATTGACTTTCGATGTAATTTCTAAAATCTTGCATATCGCATCCTAGGATTTCTTCAGATCTTTTTTCTTTCTTCCAACCTATATCGGATTTTCTATTAAAAGACATTCTAATAGTAGAGCTGATATTTCTACTGAAGTATTTTAGGGGATTAGTATATTTGTAATTTAGCTCTAATTTGCGGTTAGTTTCTCTGACCCTTTGTTTGTTATTTAAAAACCACTCTTTACTTCTTTTTATATACTTATCTCTGTTTTTCTCATACTCTAACCTCTTCCTCTCTCTTTTTATATCAGTTGGCAGTGAGTCTCTATATATTTTCTTATTAATACGCTCGCAACTTTTACAATAGCAACTTATTCCTAATTTATTGCTACTATTCTTATTGAATTCAGTCGTTTCTTTATACTCTCCGCACGAGCTACACTTCTTTTTTCCATCTACGTAAATCAGATCGACTATTTTCAAACCTTTCTTCTTACATGACATGCATACAGGGTTATGAGAGTATGATCTATCTTTTCGTTTGTAAAAATAAACCAAATCTTTTTCTTCCTTACATATTGGGCAAGTTTGACTTTGACCTGTAAGCTCTTTATAAGTAGACTTATTGCCTTTTCTCTTACATTCAAGACAGATACTGTCTTTTCCTGACTTATAAGCTCTATTTACTCCAAAAGAAGCCTCTTCTTTATATTCACCACAACCTCTACAAAAACTCTCACACATTGAAATATCTATTATAAACTTTAAAATAATCTGAAATTTCAATGCATGTAGGTACTACTTTATTCTTTAAATAATATTCTACATCATTCTTTTTATATGGAGTAGGAATATAATCGATTTGTCCTGATAATCTAAGGTATAAAGGTTCTCCTTTTTTATTGACTGCCGACTTATCCATTGTATTTCCTTTTCTACCTAAGTGTATTACCTGACAGTTACCTACTGAATGTCCTTCAAGCTCTCTCTGATACATATATAAGCGTGTTTGGTAGTATTTCTTCATATCTCCGTACTTAGACATCATATTATCTGAGTTACCCGTTTTAAGGTCGTCTATATTAAGCCAATTATTTTCTGGACAATTCCACTCATGATCCGAGAATCCTTGAAGACAAGTTTTTTCAAGTCCGAACGGTTCTAAATCTATTACTATCTCAGATTCACATTTAGATGTTTCGTATTTTGGTATTTTTGTTACCGTAGCAACATCTTCGTCTGAAAGATATGGATCTCTAGTGCCATCCTCGTATAGTTGGCCTACAGCTAATCCTAATTTTGCAAAAATTCCACTCTCATTATTTCCACACTTAATAATATAATCCTGAATGTACCCCTCCTTATAATCTTTAAAGCTGGTGTATTGTGAGTACGAAATTTTATTCCACCCTGAAAATCTTTCGTATAGCGGATTCGTAATTCTTTCTTTATACTCGTATTTTCTAGGTAACTCTACTTTTGTTAACTTCATTTACAAATCTTGCTTTAATAATTCAATTATTTCATCCACTTGTTTAGAGTTAACTATTTTTCCGAAGTGTGGTTCTATGGCACAAAGTGATGCTCTGATAATATCCATAATAACGTCTTTATCTTTTTTTGGTAGCTTTTTCTTTTTCAGTAAAGTAAGTACTTCTGTTCTATCATCTCCGCTTATATTTTTATTGTTAAAAATTCTTTGGAGTAGTGGGAGTTTTTCAACCTTGAAACTATTTTTATCTTTAAACGATTCAAATATTGATTCAAAGCGCATTTTTCTAAAAATATTAATATTAGCAAATACATCTTGTTTAACATATTCTGAAATTTTCGCAACTCCATTGGTCCAAAATTCTTCACTTACCTTAGATCCATCTAAATCAGTTTTAGGAGATGGAATATTAAAGTGATAACATACTTCGTCTAAACTGTTATTAGCATAATGTGTGCCTTTGAATGTTTGAAAAAGATCGTAGGTATGCTTTAATTCCCAGATTTTCTTGCCTGACGTATTAAATTTATCTGGAAATACTTCTGTAATATCAAAGTATTTAGATCCGTTCATAACTAATAAAGGAGTGTCAAATTGAATCACATTGAAACCTGATATAAATTCAAATGATTGAGTTATTTTGAAAAACTCTTTAATAATATCCTCCTCGCTTCCTTGGTCAATGGCTTTAATGTGTACTTCCCCTCCTTTAACAAAACCTACTCCGATTGAGACAACTCTATTATACCCCATTTTAAGCGCTGCTCTTTTATTGTAATCATCAATTGTCTCCTGCTCTGTGGGTAACTCGTCAGTTTCTTTGTTCCTTATTTTTTTTTGATATAGCTCAAATTCTTTAGTGTTTACATCTAAATTTTTGCTTCTCCTTACACATTCCACATCGTAGAAGAGTACTTTCTCTATATCTACTAATTTTAATTTATTGTTCATATTCTAAATTTTAGCCTTTATTAAATTTCCTAAAGTAAATATTTTCAAGCATTGAAAGAAGTTTTTACTAATCATCCCTATCACAAGAGAGTTAGCGCCTCCTTTGCCTCTTAGTAGTTTTGAGTGCCAGCCATTTTCTTTTTTATAAATTCTTATTCTCATTTTCTATCAACTTACTATTTATATTCTCTATTGCCTTAAGATATATCTCCAATTTTTCAAACTCTTCAGGTCTAACATCTCTATGACCCACTTCATCCCATAGACATGCTCGCTGGGTACTGAAATAATTAAATAGGGCTTTTAAATCTTCATCTAATACAGGCTTTGGGGGTTTAGATACTAAAATATTAAAATTTACTGTTTTCCAATTGTTGTCCATCCTATCCCTCAATTAATTTAACATTCGATTGTTTATAATGTAGTACTTCTTTTAACTTTTCATTGATTTGACTCGTTATATCGGAAAAATCTAGCTCCATAATCAAATCGTAAATACCACTATCATCATCTCTAGTTTCATCATACCACCACTCATCACATTGATTAGCAACTATATCTTTTATCGAGTCTCCATCAAAATTTGGGTGCTGTGGTTCTTTTTCGGTTAACATTGGCTCTTTTGTAAAATCCGGCTCATCTTCTCCTAATACACTTGCTCTTTGAAAGCCGTCTGCTGGATACAGGTATGTCTCGTATCCTTGTTCTAATGCTTGTTTTACTGTTAATTTATTCATATTCCTATTTAATTTTTCATATCTTTTAATTCCTGTACACTCAACTTATCCTAGGGTGTTATTGTATTTTCTTTTTTCATACCAATTTATATATTTGATTATTTGTTCTTTTTTGGATATAGTGGAAATCCCTTTTTGATAATGTATAGTGGCCTTATATATTAAATGTTTATAAACCTTGCTTTCGGGAAACCATCCATCTAGTTCGTCTCTCTCTTCTTTTTCCATTACGAGCCGCCATAACCATTCTCTGCCTAAAAGCCATTTTTTCATATTAAATGCAGTAACGTAATTCATACCATGTTCAAAATATTTACACAGTCCTTTATCTTTAGTCAATTTTGCTGTATCAAAATCAATCAACTTTTCTTTCATAATATCTTTAATTATATTTTCTAAACTATAATCCCGGTTTATGGTTTTCTCCCAACTCCTTCATGGCTTTCCAATATTGATCTTTAAAATATTCCTCTAGCCCTTCATTAACATTATACTCTTCTGATTTTAAATACTTTTCCAATGATTGTCTGTTTATAAATTCAACAGCACCATTACATTCAGGGCAACTTTTATACTCCAGCGTTTTTAGGTCTAAGTCTGAGAACTCGTAATCTTTCCTACACTTATCTACATCTCCTTGCCAATCACAATCTAGGCACCTGGCAAAATACGCTTTCATTTTTTCCATATTATTTGTTTACTCTTTTTATTACTTTGTCATAGTTGTATTGATATAACTTCTTACTTCCATCAAACATAACTTTCATATTTGGTTTTAGTATCATGTCTTTTACTTTAATGTCAAAACCTCCTTTAATTTGTCCATAAGAAATGCCTTGATCTTCTAGGTAGTCTATTACTTGTGCAAATGCTTGCATTCTACTGTTTTTCAGTTGTTGTTTCATCATTGCGGAAAAACTTTCATCATCTTCTGGCGGATAACCTTGGCAAAGTATTTCATAAGAATCTTTACAATATTTCATAATTCTGATATTAATATAAAATTTGTTAAATCAAGTTCTTCGTTTAGTTTATAAATTGGCGCTTCCTTATTTGTTTTGTAAGGTATGGCTTGAAAGGATTTATAATCTTTTGGCGGTGTTATATTTTTACCTCTACCAATCCGCTCTATCGTATATAAAAACCCATTTGTGTGTCTAAACAGTTTCATAGTTATAAACTTTTAAATATTAATGGTTCCAAATATTTGCCCACATGATAATTATTTTGCTCTTCTATAAATTCATCCACACATTTATTAGAACAAAAATTATAAATATTAATGCCATGCTCATCTGTCAATCTAATAGTCTTCTTATCTATGTCGTTACTACACTGAAAACATTTTTCTTTATCTTTCATATTAACTTCTTTTTAAATTTTCTAATTCTTTTTGTAATGTTGATATGGATTGGTGTATGCTTCTACTAATTACTTGCGAATGTAACTGATAAGTTTCCCACACATATATGAAGAACTTCTTTATATCTTGAATAGAAGAAATACCTTCTTTATAAGTATTTGAATCATAAACTAATCGTTCGGCAGTTGTTGAATTATTGCCGGATTTTGTCAATTCATCTATGCACCTGCTTTTGAGACCTTTTCTTTCATTCGACATGAACTCATGATTTTCCCTAAAGGAGCTTACTGGTGAATAGAAACGCATGAAGTATGAGAGCTCGGCTCCATGCTGTCTCTTAATATTCTCAAGTTCCAATAATTGTTCTATAGGATCTAATTCGTGTGCCTTTACATATCTATCTACAAATCCTTCTAATCGTATTACAGCTTCTCTGCATTTCTTAATGAACTCGGCATCCAGATTTGTATAATCAGATATTCTTATTACTTTATCACTCATTAATATTGTTTTAACAGTTCATACACGTCTTCATTTTTTATCAGACTTTGATATACTATAGGTGGCGGGCAATTTGATCTTATCATACATCCTTTCTTGTAATATCTAAAACCCACACTCCCATCTTCAAAACTGCTTATAGTATAGTTTCGATCTAAAAAGACAGTTGTACCCTGTCTACCTCCAAACAAAGCCGTAAAAGAGTGTTTAAAATCATCATAGTCGTTTTTCATATTATCTATTTTCTATTTCTTTTAAAACTAATGTTGCATAATATTTACTACTGCTTAAAGCAAATTCACCTGTTAATCCAAATTTTTTATATTCGTTTATAATATCTTTAACAACTTCATTGTTTATTACAGTTGGTAATTTTATGTCTAGCCGTTTTTCTTGCTTTTTTATCGCTGAAATTATTTTGTAGCATTCCTCATAATTTTCATCAAACTCAAAATACTCTAAAACATTTATGAGTGTTATTATTCCGAATTTAAATAACTGTATTCTATAGTAATCAACCGATGTTTCCATTATTCTTATTTTTATATCTAAACCAATATAGTGATAGAGTAAATGACTCCCACCCAAACTCATCTCCAAGTTTCTCCCAAAAATATTTGTCATACTCAAACCAACCCGGCTCTAAATTATCCCCATCTTCAATCATATTATCATAATACTTAGAATACTCCTTGATTCTTTTAATATGTTTTTCTTGGAGGCCAAATGTTATTTTTATTCCCATGATACTTCATAATAAGGTCCTTCTGAAAAATCTTCATTCAAATCAAACGTAACACTATACCCTAATTCAACTAATCTGTTTTTTTGATCATCACTTAATTCATCATAATTACCTACAAAATAAGTCAACTTTGATTTATTAAAGGATTGATCAGATGTTGCAGTCTGTCTTATTAAATCGAATATTTCCTATTATTCGATTTATTCCAACTTTATTAACAAATTTCAAGATCCTGTTAGAAACTTTATCAATATCCCCTTCCGGTATATTTGATATAACAAGTGTATACGCACTTTGTAACTGTTTTAAATCCTTATATAAAATTTTACCTATATCTTTGTAATCTATTTCTATTTTCATATATTTTTATTTAATCGTTACAATTGTATTATTCTTTAAAACTGCTTGTACTTCACCGATTGGATACGTTCCTGTACTCCCTAGTTTTTCAGTAAGGCTTACTAGATCTTCTGTTAAGATTTTGTTTTCTACCTCCTCAACATTTAAACCTTCAACTCTTTCTAGATATCTTATAATTGCATGTTCAGATACTTTAATTCCTGATGATCCATCTATTTTAGAAATCTCTTCTTGTAGATGCTTTATTGTTTTGTCTTTCGCGCTTAATTCTCTTTGCCTCAATCTAAGATCTTCTAAAATACCCTCTCTTTCAGCTTTATGTACAGCGAGTCTGGATTTTAATTCTTTTAATTTTCTTACTTCTTCCATAAAATTTATTTAACATATTCTACAAAATCTGGACCTCTGTCACAAAATGTACTTACCATAGAACATACAAGACTAAATGACATACCTGAATGACCTTGATTGTCAATAATCTCTTTAGTTTCTTTTAAGGTATATCCGTTATTTAATTTCTCTACGATATCTAAACAACTTACCAACTCTAATCCATGATACAGATCATTTAATCTGATAGGCACCACCTCGTTCCAGTTTTTATGATACTTTTCATCCAGAATTTGTTTGCCTTTTTCAATAAAACCTTTTGTTAGCTCAGGAATACTTTCTCTGTGCTTTTTTTCTGTTTGGCTATATCTATCAATCTCGGTCTGCCTTTCTCTGTCAAACTCTTCTTTTGTCATACCTGTGACTTTTTTATAAGCAGAATCCATATCATCAACATCTGAATATAATTTAACACCATTGAATACACCAAAAACTAATCGGCAATTTTCTTTGTGTTTTTCTAATTCTTTAACAGCTGATTCAAGATTTCCAAATCCAAACTGAATTTCTTTGTAAACTTTATTCATATTGATTATTTTAAGGTAAATATTTTTTACTCCAAGTTTCAACTTTTTGATCTGGTAAGTTGAGAGCATTATAAACTCTATTTCTAACACTGACTTCAACATTAAACTTTTTCAAGGCATCAACAGCAGTTTGTGCTGTATCAATCTGTCTTTTGAACTCATAGTTACTTTTATTCTCTTTTCCGCTTCCTTTTATTTTGTATCCGTCAAGAATTGGAATATCAAGAATGTCTTGTAATTTTACAAGAATGTCAAAACCAAATTTTTCATTTCCTTTAACCAATTTATTAACATATTGAGCAGTTACTCCCAATTCATTAGCCAAAGTAGCTTGTTTCCACCCCAGTTCATCTAATCTAATAAGAATTTTTAAAGCTAATTTTTGGGATTCTATCAACCAGCTTCTATTTTCTACTCTTGTTTTCGCTTCTTTAATTGCTTCGGACTCTTGTCCAGCAATTCTTTTTAAATATTTTTCTTTGCTTGTCATGATTCTATTTCTTCAAGTCCCGGTACATCTTCTAAGATATGAAAAGACCTTAAATCATTCCAATCTTTAAATTCAAAATTCTTTGCGCACTCTTCTTTTAGCTCTTGTAATCTACTCATTTTTATAAGTTTTAAGGATTATATACAGCAAATATAAGCATTTTTATTTAATAAACAAAAAAGACTTGCAAATAATTACAAGTCTTCTAATTTATTCTTCTTTAGGCTTACCCCAATTAAGCCTATCTGGTCCAGTCCAATTTAGATACACTCTGTTTCTGGATACTCTGCAAGCTTCTGGGTTGATTCCATATGTGTTGTCTAGTTTACACATTTCAAGCTCCTCATCTTTTTCTAATCTACATTTCTCTTCTTGTAGATATTTTTCGTACTCTTCTTGCCAATTATTGCAAGTTGTTTTACAGTTTTTGTTCATTGCGGTTTTTTAACAATTTTTTCAAATACTTATTTTCTTCTTGAAGTTCATAATTCTCTTCCGCTAAGTTATCACTGTCATTTTTATAAATACCACACATTACCAAAACAACTATAAATAACAAGAAATAACCTATAATTATTATTAAATTTAACATGTACGTTTTTATAAATTAGTTATTTGAGATATTATCATTTTTAAGGCCGAGGGCGTAAGGGGTAAGCCATAACTACACAGCCATTCAACATTTTGTTTAACACCATGTAATCCTGTTTTCTTATCGAATGCAATACTTACTTCAGAGTCGTTTTTTATGCCTATGATTATCTCACTATGCCACTCAATATGAAATCCTTTAAACAAAACCTTTTCTTTTGCTTTTTCAAATTCTGATTTTCTTTTCCAAAATTCTTTTGTCCAAACACCAAAATTTGATCTGTCTGGCTTTTTTAAAACATTCCCATCTTCATCAGCAGGAACAAACATTGAAAGCGTCAAAGGCTGCCTGAGGAATTTGGTGTAATTCACAATGAGACGCAAAAGATCATCCTGAGTGATCTCCATTTTTTCGCGTTTTTCTACTTGCAGGAGCACGTACTCTGATAGGGGGATAAGCTTCATGGGTTAAGGTTTTAAATTTGTATTCTGTTGAAATATTTTAGCTATTGAACCATCTGGCATTAACGCTGGAATAGGAACTACCTTACGTGTATTGCCTTTATATCCACATTCTCGACAACCTCCACCGTCACATCCTGTACATGTTGAGGAGTACCAAAACGAATACACAATTTCTCCGTTAAATTCCTCCCATTTATGCCTCTTGTCAAGTTTCAGAGCCTGAATTGCCTCGTCAACAGATTCGAAAAAGATTTCTTCATGTTTGTTCATGGGTTATAGGTATTTTAAAAGTTCTGGATTATCGTGGCATAACAGCCCATAATGCCGTTCACCTTTTATATTCTGTCCTCTGAATTTAATTTCTCTCATATTATTTATTTTAAGTTAGACAACAAGAGAAGAACACTTGTATAATTTAGTCAGTTCTCTTGTTATGCAAATATATAAAACTTAAATTAATTTACAAAAGAAAATTCGTTATTATTCTTCTTTAGCTGGTAATAGTGAAAAAATGCTATAAAGTGACTGATTTGTATTGAAAAATTCATAACCAGTTCTGGTGGTCTTTATCGTCTCCGCATCTTTTAAAGTAAAAACGTTCTTAGCCGCTGTCAGCTTCACCCATGAGGTAAGATATTTATCCATTCCTTTGTATTTACCCCTAGTAGTTTCCTGCCCTATATCTCTTACATCTAATATTTTACCTAAATTTTTAAAAACTGAAATTGTAGAAACAGGGGTTTGAACCGATTCATATAGACTATTAGCAATTCCCAGATTAGAGCTACTAACCTCATTGAGGTTTCTGAGCAACATATAGTTACCCAACTGCAAGGCATAATTATCCTTTTCATCATCGTCATCTGCCAGTTTTTTAAGCATAAATGCAAGAGCCAATAAAACAGTCATTGAAGCAGTAATGATTCCTGTGGTTCTTATATTTTTCTGCTGTACTTCATCTAGTTCTCTATACGCCTGAGCCATTGAAATATTTTCTTTTCTGGCCCTATTCACTAGATCAAACATATTTTTATAAGAAAATATTAACCCCTCTTCCTCACCTCCGGATTCTAAATCTAATCTTCTTCTTGAGAACATTTGAGTATTTGCCAAAATAAGCCATTTTTTAAGTGATAATGCAAATGACCAAAATGGACTTCTTGCTGCTTCCCCCTCATTATGTTTTCTAATCTCCATTGTTACCTGCTCTCCTATATCCTGAATTCTTGAAACTACTCTTAATTTATCATTTTCAATGTTTCCATCATATCCGTCTGCTTCTAATTTATCTGTTTGGAACTTACCATTGTCATCTAAATAATCATACATAGATTTCTCCTTGCTCTCATTAAATTTACTTTTCAGTTCTGAATTTGTAATGTTTGGATTAAGGCGTTTTTGCTCTAATGTGTAATCTCTCCATGACTGAAATTTACCATCTATAAGTCTTACTTCCATTAGTTTAGATAATACAACTCTTGACTGAAGTAGATAATTACCAACTGCCATCATACCAAATCCTGCTTCTGGTATTAATCTTGCTGTTCTGTTAAAATCAGCATTTTTAAACCTTTCTTCGATATTATAAACTCCAAACTGATACATAAGTTTATTCAGTTTTGATGTTGGGGCGAGTTTGCCGATATCAGAAGTAGAGTTTGCTGTTAGCGGCGCAAGAATAAGTTGTGCCCTATCGTCAGCAGGTGAATAGATATTTTTTCCAGTCCATTTTAAAAACTGATTCTGAGTTACCCCTGAAATAACGTTAGTTAATGCTACAATAGGTGAGAAGGCTAATGCCTGCGTAATTGCAAAGCCTTTAAAGCCCATCAATACCTTAGCTAAATCAATTTTCTGGCCTAAAATATTAGTTTCAATTTTCATGGTTGTTGTCTTACCATAAAAATTGTAATCCAGCATACCTTTAGCTACTTTATAGTAGTTTGTTTCTACGCCTTGTTTTCCTTTATCGAATGATTGGTTACTTAGAGCTGACATTGCTTTTAATGCAAGTCCATAACTTTTCATCCTACTATTATAATTGTTAGACTGAGCATTGAACCAAATAAGACTTCCTAATATATCATCAGTAAGCTCAGACGGATCGACCCTATAAAGCCCGTACTTAGGTAACTGTTGTGACTTATAAGCATCTTCAAAATCATCTTCCCTATATTGAAACTTTTCTTTTAAAGCGTCTTTTAACTGATTTACCTTATCTCCTTTCGTAACAATTGTCTGATATCTTTCTAGGCCTCCTTTTCTTTTCTGTGGCCTTGTAAACACATTATTTTGAGTGAGTGAATTACTTACATCTAAACTTCTTAGGTGATAGTCCATCATATATACATATGCCCTCAAATTCTCCTCATTATCAGTTATAAAGGACAGGTCTTGTTTGGTAATATTTTTTAGATTCATGTTGCCTCCCATTACCATTAACTGATTGAATTTATCTCTTAAATCAGTAAGGGTATTATCAGGCATATTTTTATACTCTTCGTATAATTCAGATGTAGTTGCATTTTTAGCTAATGTAAACTTAAAAGCCGGATTAATCTGCATCATATCCAGTGGTACACCATTATAATTAAAACTATCTGTTTCTAAATAATTCTTAACTAAATCTTCAACTGAAATAGCTCCAATGTTAAAATCCCTGACAAAATTACCATATTCTGTGTTAGCATCATATCTTTTATACCAAGAAGGAGCATTGGCTCTTAAATAGGCCTCTGAGATGCTTTCATTACTACTCGGATCTTTCGCCAGATTTCGATATTTGTTTATTTGTCTCTCCGCCCTCGAACTTAGAGTGTTGTCTTGATTTAAAAGTCTTTGAAAATTTAAAAACATTGCGTATCTCTCAGAAGACATTCCATATTGTCCTGAGAAGAAAGTTCTTTTTTGATTGAAAGTAGAATCTTCATATCTAATACCTATCTCCTTTTCAAATATTTCGTAAAAAGACTGATTCAATTCAACAATAGGTGATGATTCCTGGGAATACATTTTGATACCATACTCATCAAACACTTTACTCAGGTCATTCTTTAAATTTAAAATCCCTATTTCCAGTTTTTCAATGGCAAGTTTGTCATCAGAAGGTATTTTATCAGCAGCGATTTCTTTATAGTCCCCCGCCACTTTATAGAGTTTAAGTATGTTTGCTCTTTGAAGCTTTAACGTATTTAACTCTGCCTCTTTCCTGTTAATGTCATCTCCTACTACACTTGAAACTACATTTCTAAGTCCTTCAAAATTAATCCCTTCAAAATCTAAGTTATTCCAATATTCATCAGACATATCGAATTGAATGTTTTCTTTAACCCATTCTCTTAGTTGTGTATTTCTATCATGATAATTTAAGTTTTGTAAAGATCTTAATTTCTTATTGTACTCATTTTTAAAGTTTTCTTTCAGTAAGTTTTTATCCCCTTTTTCACTTAAATTAAGACTATTCCATTTAAGCATATCAAAAGCTAGTTTACCAACTGTAGGTGTTGCTATGTCCCTATCAATAACCACTACAAAGTCATTATCAGTTGATTCTAATCTTGGATTAGTGGAAACAATATCCGAATCTGAAATACCCTGAGCTTTTGCCTCGGAATATCTAATGTATGAAAGGCCCTCTTTAATACTCCCATCTTTATTGAATATATTTGAAGCAGATTTCCTATCAATTGCTATCTGCTCATTTTCACTTTTCCTAAGCGGATCTCCTTCTTTATATTGACTTCTTCTATCCGAGTAATTTTTAAGCGTAACGTATAACGCACTGTTTCCTTCTCTTAGACCTTCTTCCCCGATAATCTGTTTCATGTTTTTAATGAAATTATCATAATAAGGAATTAGCGTGGTGTCTGCCCAATCCTGGCTTGAATATCTTTCTTTATATAACGCATCATAAATATAATAAGCTTTGCTATTTTTATCTAACTTATCAACATTACTATAATCTTTTATGAAATCCTCTTCTGTTGTTTCGTCCAATGTCTCATCCCCTGCTTCTTTTCTTAAACTGTATTCAAACTTTATTTTATCTTCCGTTATTTTATCATTATCAACATTTGAAATAAAACTACCACCTTTAAAAAAGTTTTTCAGTTTTTGTTGGTATGGTAGGAGTTTTTGGGCATAAGTATCAAAGTCAGCATTTGTATCAATTTCCGATTTATTAAGCATCCTCTTAACAATCTGATTCATAAGACTGATAAAAGCATTAGACATTTTTCCTACATGAGCGAAATTCATCCCTAACCAGTTGGTATCTCTCTGTGCTCCTCTAACAGAGTCAATTACACTATCTACAACAACTCTTCTGTTCTCTCCAATCTCTTTTAGAAGCTCTTCTGCGACAATTTCAGGTTCGCGACTGGAAATTAATTGAACTTCTCCTGATAACTCTGCTATTTTTTGAAGCGTCATATCAGCAAGTTGCCTTGTACTTGAAAGAAGGTCTTTAAGTTCAGGTTTTCTGTTTATTTCTCTTATTGCCTCTGTTCTAAGTAGTTCTAAATCCTCTCTTTTTCCAAGTAAATCGCTAACTAAAATATCAATAGTTGACGGAATAACCGTATCACTATCTACATACTTTCTAACTTCATCTAATAAAGAGTCAGCTTTTATAAGATTATCGTTAAAAATAGTTGTTGCTCCTCTGATTGCTAATGCTTCCTCTGTTAAATCCCCTGAATTAATTGTCCTACTTATTTGCTTACCAAATCTTTTAAGTATACTGTCCATTCTCGGAGATATGGAGTACATTATTTGCGTCGTTGATTGCGGGTTTAATCTCTCCAAATTAGCCTCTAACTCCTGATTGTAAAGTAAGTTTGAAACTTGTTTTGTGAAAAAGTCTATATCATTAACTTCTTTTGGCGTAATTTTATTTTGAATATAATTAATAAAATTTCTTAAAATGTCTCCTAGTCTTTCAAATAAATTTCTCTCTACTTCTGTTTTATTATCTAAAGAAAAATTATTCTTCATAGACTCGGCAAGCATCTTGCCAAGAATCTCTTTATTGACATAATTTTCTACCTCATTCGCATCACTTATTTGTTTAGAGTATATTTCTCTATAATTTTCTGCAAACTGAGCATAATAAGAAGCGTTTTTTACATAAGGTAATAATCTTGCTATTTCATCTTGATTCCATGCTTCAATAATAAAGTGAGAAACCTCTTCGGAAAGTTCATCTAAAGTTGCTTTACCATTTACAGTTGCAATTATTTTATTGTTAATATCTATAAAAGCATTAGCATCAGGCTCTATACCAAATTTAGCTTCATATCTTTCTTTGTAGTTGTCAATTGTCGTTTCTGAGATACCCAATCTTTTCATAAAACTTTGAATAGCGTTGTAAAGCTGATTCTCATTATATAAAACTTCTTTAGGTTTAATAGTTTTGTTTTTTAAATCAAAGAATTTATTAACAAGACTCAGACGTGTTGCACCTATAACCCCTATTTCCTTTATTAATTGATTATAGGTCTTTGAAGAGGCCACTTCTTCTACTGTAAAGTTGTTACCATTTCTCTCGTATGAAAATGGGTTTGTAATAGCTAAATCTTCTTCAATCATTTCGGCAGATAATGAATCCTGAGCCTCAAAAGTATTTTCTTCTTTTTCAGTTGGTTTTAGATAATCGTTTTTGACCAGGCTTTGAGTCTTACCTTTTATATCTGCCTCGGAATAAATAGGGGATTCTAAGTAAGAAGTAAATTCACCCTCCGCATTTAAAAACCCTACTGAGAAACTATTTGAAGAGTTTTTTAATGTTTCCGATAAGTTTGTATAAACATTATCATTATCTCCTTTAAAATAGAGTTTAGGTTCTTTAGTTTCTTCATCTAAATTTTCACTGTCTACTTCTTGCCAAAAAGACATTTCAGGTCTGTAAATATTTTTATAGAAATCTAATGATTGCTCCTCATTAATAAAAGGTATTTCTCTGATTTGATTATAGAGCTTTGATGGTATAAATTCTTCTTTAACGTCATTATTATACTCTACATAATTATTGAAATTATTTCTTTGTAGTTCTAATACAGTGTTTATATCTTTTGTTATCTCATCTTCAAGCTCTTTATCTATAGATGATTTTCTAAAACCTAGCAATACTTTAATATCATCCCATATTCTAGCTAATATTCCTTTTTTCTTTTGTATTTTATCCCTTTCGGAGGTATTGTTTGAATTATCTAAAAGCCATTTTTTAAATTTAGGATTCGACATAAACTCAGCCACAAATTCATACTCATTTTCCAAACCATACACTGATGTACCGAAAGGTTTTCTTTTTCTTCCCTGAGCATATAATCCTTTATAATAATCTGCATTAAATTTTATATTTTCATATGCCTCTACTTGTTCTTCTGTATACTTATTTGTTTTTTTGTAAAGGTTACTCTTATAATATATTTCTAAATCTTTCATTGTTAAAAGAGTTCCTGCATGAACAGTTTCATGAAAAATATCACTTTTTTGTCGTGACGATCCTTTTAATCTGTATATTAAGTTAGATAGAGTATTTACTTGAATATCTCCCAAACGGTCAGCAGTAATCTTTCCATTTTTATTTATCTCAATATTAGACATCTGAGTAGCTGCTGCTGCACTTTTCGTCTGACTCAGTCTTTCTCCTAAAGTCATTGTATTATCACCCATAAGTAATTTATAAGTAATAGTTAAATCTTTAGGTAAAGCTTTTAAGAGATTTTCTGGAAGATTTAAATCATTTTTAAGATAATTTAAAACAGAGTCATTTTCAACTAGATAATCTTTAGTTGAATTTATGTTTAGGGTAGGATAAGATAAAGTATCAATAGGTATCACTTGCTTTCCATCCAATATAGACCATGTTTTACTATCTGTTCTATGAATAGTATTTCCATAAAAACCATCATTTCCATTACTGATTGCCTCTTCAATTAGAGGTGTAATTAAAAGTCCGCTATTCTCTTCTACATTTTGAGGATTTCTGATATTTAGAAATACAGGCTGAGCATCTCTATAGGGAAGTTTGTACTTAGCTGCTTGTTCTCTTGTCATTTGGAATCCTGCATTTGCATAGGAATCCGCTACTGCCTTATCTTCTGGAAAGAATGCATCGTTATCTATCCTGTCTTCTTCCTCTCTATTCGTGTATGCTTTGTAGTTTTCAACTTTTTCAGGATGCCCGCTCCAAACTAGCTTTGGCTGGCCATTTTCATCGACAACTTTACTTGAATTATTGGGATTTTTAATCCAATCTCCGAAAAGCGAAAAAAACTCATCGCTATAAACTTTTGAAACCTCTTGTTTAGCTTCATCTTCGGTCATACCCATCTCATTTATATATGTTTGATATAATAGAGAAGGTTTTCCATTAGGGGTTAGACTTAAATCGTGTCCATTATTTCTTTCAGTTGCTATTTGGATAGGGTCGGAATTGTTTTGTAAATGCGGATTTCTAACTAATACTGAGGTTATCTTATTGTTTTCGTCTCGGTTTACTATGCAGGTTTTTGCCATATTAACAAAACTCAATTTCTGAGTTATCGATATTTGTTGTTTTAACTTTTATTTTTGTTTCTTTTTGTTGAGGTAGTAAATACCTCTCAGGATTTTGTATTGATGAAGAAGGTTTTTCTAGATTATAATTTTTAAACCTTGTATCAATACCTATCTTTTCGTATACATTTGGACTTACTTGTTCATATAACTCGCCTCTTATTTTTACAAATGGATCTGTAATGTTTTCAACTATTGCGCCAGTTCCAATTACTTGGTAAGGTACTGATAATTCAGACAATTGGTTGAGATTATTTGCATAAAAATTTCTAAGAACATTTACATCATCTGTTTCTATTAACTCGTAATTAGGTTTAAGATTGGCTAATGAACTATTATTTGAAATTAAAGCGTATTGTTGTAATTTATCAAACATTGATTCTGAGAGTTCGTTTTGAAGTTGCGTTAACGTGTAGTCTCCAATCTCTTGCTTTGCTTCAAGTCCTCTGTTTGAAAAATAAAAAATGTCTTTTAATATGGGATTTTTAAGTATTTCTTTATTAAAGTCAATTGCGAAAATTTCTGGATTTATATTATTACCTCGTAAATATGAATTGTCCGGATAAATTATATCTACACTCTCATTAACCCCTAATAAAATTTTATACGCAGTTATTTTTTTCAATAAGTCTATATCAGAGTTCGTATTTAGTAGTTCTTTAGATTTTTCTGATACATAATCATCTATATCTTCCAGAGACATTTCATTTTGATTAGGTAATAGTTTTGAATCCAAAATCATTTGATTCAGTTCTTGTTGAGATCTGTTATCTAATATTTTTTGGTAGGTGTTTTCCGCTATCTTGATAATTGACTTTTCAGTAAACAGTTCTTGCTCGTTCCTGTTAGTTTCTAAATCTAAATAAACACCCTCCCCTTCTATTTGATCCACTACTTTATTTTTAAATATTGGCTCCATTCTAAAGAAGGCATTATGGGCTGAAACAAAGTCGTCGAAAGATTCTGTTATTAAATCTGCATCCTGAGTAACTATATCCGATAGAAAATTATATAAACTTGCAAAATAGTCCTGAACTTCATTATAATTCCTATTCTCCATAACTGAAGAGAGATTATTTAAATCAAGTCCTAATTTTGATGCTTGTTTTTCTATATTTAATATATAAGCTTGAATATCCGAGTAATCATATGCAAATTGCTCCAAATCCAGATTAAGTAGTAATTCTGTTTGAGAAAGGAGCGGTTGAAAGTTTTGTTCAAAATCAAGCGTATTCTCTAAAGTAATTTTAGTATCATTTACAGTCTTTTTTACTACTTCAGAAAAATCAGCATCTGTTTCATAAGAAACTAATAATTGTTTACCTTGAACTTGTTGAAGTATTACAGGAATTATATTTGGATTATTAAGAACTACTTCATCTTCTATTTCATTAGCTTTGTCTAGAATTTGGTCATTTGTTTCAAGACCTATGTAATTTTCATAAATTCCTGTTAAGACTTTATCTGGATTTAATTTTCCAAATTGAGTATTATCAGATATTATAAATGGCGTTATAATACTATTAAACTTTTCATTATTTTCTTTCAGTTTGTAATATAGTTTTTGGATATCAGCGGTGTTTTCCATATCCATTATGCTTAAAATGGTATTTTCGTCAAAAAAACCTGCTCTTCGCATCTGATCTAAATTAATACCAAACATGCCATTAACTGTGAAAGAATCTATAAATGAGTCTTTAACATTTTCAAAAGTGTCGTTACTTAAGGTTAAATCTATAAACATTTGCCTGTCTTTTTTAGATAAGTCTCTACTTTCAAAAGAATTATAACTGTCTATAAATTGAAGCAAATCCTCTAATTTGGGATTTTTAATATTTAAATCTCTAAACTCTTGGGTTATAGTCATACCATATAAAGCCAAAGATTTATTTTTATTCTTGGTATAATTTTGTATTTCTCTAAATAGCTGTGGGTATGTTTCTACTCTTATCTCACCAGTAGGCAGAGTTCTGATTTCACATGAATTCATAGGCAAATATATCTAAGTTTTTTCAATTGAACAAATATATTGAGTTTTAAATTAAAAAGAGCAGTAAAAACTGCTCTCTAAACTTTAACACATATTTTCATCTGCTAAATCACTTCCGATATCGGAAGAAGGCTCGATTACTTCATCTTTAGTCTTTTCTTCCATTTCATCAAGTATTTCCCCCGAACTTTTTAGGTCGAGTACTAATTTAGCGCTCATGAAAGGATCATTCATATCAATAAGTATTGTTTTTAAAGCATTCTGGACCTCTTCTCTATTAGTTATATCTACTCTTCCACCTACTGAATTTAAGGCCTCTCTAATGGCTGGTAAAGTATCATTTTGATTTGTTAGCCTAAGAGCATCTGTCAAAATAGAATATTTATCTAATAAATTATTAACTTGGAATATTTTCTGATACTCATTTAAATTTTCATTATTTAAAATATCATCTAATTCGCCTGTTGCATCATTAGAAACTGAATCTATCTGAATAGGGAATGTATAAATCTTACCGTTATATCTAAAAGCCACAATTGGAATATTCTTACCCATCTCTAAATACGGATCTGTATACTGGGTATTAGTCGGATTCACATTATTAAAAAATTTGTAATTACCCTCTCTGTCGACATAGCCATAACTTTCAACCATTGAGCTCTCTATTGGAAGCTCTATTGCTTTTCCATTCTCATCTATTTGAATATTAGGAAGACCCATATAGGAGTTCTTAACTCTAATATTCACAGATCCATTATTAACAACTTTCTTTCTTAGATTTGATAATTCAGCCCATGTTGCATTCTTATCTCTATACTGAGGAGATGATTTTAATATGTTAACTAAATTACCATTTTTCATTACATAGATGTTGGCTTTTTCAGCTAATTCTTTTTTATTCAATGTTTTGTTATAATCATCATTTGGATCATAAAATAAAGTAACACTATCCCCTGATTTAATTGAGTTCAATGTTTCCTTATCAAATGGAACCGGATATCCGTCTCTCGTAACCTCATACTCAGATTCTTTTGGTGACCAAGTACCATCTGACTTTTGATCATATAAAAGATTATAAGCATTTGGTTGTCCCGTAATTGCATATGCTTCATATCCTAAAAATGGAATGATATCAGCTCGTCTGGATACAAAATATGAACCTCTTGGTGATTTATCTAAAACTATATCTTCTCCTATATTTATAATTACCCCTTGAAAATTATCATAAATACTTGCCATTGCATCAACATTTGAATTATCCACAGTTTGTGTTTCAGCATAAGTTTCTTTTCCATCACTATCAACTGTGTATTCTGTAACAGTTACATCTAATCCTTGTTCTAAGCCTTTATTTAAAATAGTTCCTAATTTTATGTGATGGATGCTTTGATTTCCAGGTGCTCCTTTTACATAGGCTCCATCATAAACTAAAGAAACATCGGGTGCTCTAAACTCTGGGTCTATTTCAGGAGTTTGAACCTTTTTAATTGTATCTTTTACTTGTGGTTCTCTAAGTCTTGTAATTTGGTTTTCGTCTGATATACTATTGTTCTTAGACTGATTGTAGACGCTTATAATATCGATCAACGGTATTCCTCCGAAGAAGCTTCCCTCTACTAATCTATAAGGTAACAAGTCTTCTTTCAAAGTATTTAATTCATTTTTTTCAACTTTGTTTTTACGAGGCTTGCTATCTAAATCTTGAAACCTTCTTACTTTTTCATCAGATGGTGGTAAGACTGATGTTAAAGTATCTATATTCTCATAATCTAAAATATTTGAATTATTAACTACCCACTCTAATTGCTCATTGTAACTTGCATCAGGATTGAAGTCTTCTCTGATATTGTTTAAATCTCTTAATTGTCCTTCTAATTTTCGTAATCTTCTTACTTTTGGATAATAAGCTTTTGTTCTATCGGCTTTTACTGCATTAATGTCAATAGATTCACCTTCATTTGTAATATCCAATATAATTTGTGACTTTAACTTAGATATTTTTAAAGATAAATTTTCTTTTCTCTTATTTAAAACCTTATCTGCATTATCGTTTAGTTTTAACTCCTCTATCTCTGACTCTAATGTATCAATTCTGTCTTGAACAATAAAATCTTTTGAATCTTCAAGTTCTTGTATTTTATCTAAAGCTTCTTGATTATTTTCAGTTTGTGCCTCTGGTTCTTGGATTTGTTCTGCCTGCTCAGTTGGTTCAGGTGTAGGTAAGTTATTTATTTTTTCCGAGTACCTCTCTTCTACCTTACTTGTCTCTTCATTATAACGATTATTAATCGCCTCTATATTTGAAGCAATTTCGGATTGATTACTGGTTTTTGAAGTACTTTCAGATTTACTTAGAAATTCAGATAAAGTATTTTTTATTACCTCAGTCGTAGTATTTCTTTTTTCCTCCCCGTACAGCTTATTATCTACTTGTTCAGTAATATTGGTTTCTAAAACTCTCAGTAAGTCTCTGACTTCATTAGTATTTATTTGTTCTAAAGTACTGCCACTAACTGCTACAACTAAAGTAGAGCCCCTTCTATTATCTAAATGATTGAAGGGAATGTGGAAACTAATTGTGCCATCGGAATGAGTGACGTAGTTAAAACCTTTTATTTCAGCTTTACTCCTAATATCATAATCATTATTCTCATTTTCCTTAATACTAAAATGACCTAATCCTACCCCTCCTGTAACTGCTATATTTATATTTCCCTCTCCTATATCCCCTAAAGACTTGGCAGTTTCGCCTGTTTTAGTATTTTCTTTTTCTATTTCCTCATTACGTTTGTTATTAAGTTTGGTAATTTTTTGAGATTTTTCAGAATTAATTTTGTCAATTTCTTGTTGTCTTATTTGATTAATCTGTTCTACAGTTTGGCTTTCAGCCTGATTAACGGTTGTGTTTGGAATTAATGCTTTTTTTAAGTCTGCAATTTCATTATCAATTCTATTAATTTCAGATTGTATTTCAGGTGCAATAATTCCCCTCTTCAACTGTCTTAATTCATTTCTTCGTGCAGATATCTCAGCCGTTGTTGCTGAAACCTCTGTCTGCTCTCCTGTCTCATTGATCGGGTCTTCTACTACTCTGTTAGCTACCTGATCTATACTATCCTTAAATCTATCATAAACTTTTTGTTCATTTTCAGTTAAGGTGTTTTTATTTTTAATCTTATCTGATAGTACACTAACAACTTCCGGCGATAACTGAAAATCTTCATTATCCAACTCATTAATCAGTTCATCAGTAACAATAGAGGGTGTTGGTTGAAATGTTGATAATGTTTGACCAACTTTAGTATCTGTATTGTAAAGATTGATTAGAGTTTCCTTAGTAACTTCATTTAAAGACCTGTCATTCTTAGCTCTTAACCCATAAAAAACACTATTATAAGTTTTAAAAGTAAATCTTTTATCGGATAAAGCATTTGCTAAATTAGTAAATGATTTGAAAGCAGTGTTTGATTTATTGAACTCCTCTAATAATTTATTTAATTCTAATTTATCAAATTCCGTCGCTGAACTTTTATTTAAATAATCCTGAAGGTCTTTTGTCTGGTTATTGAAATTATCAAAATCTATTTGAGGTAGAAAGCCCCCCTCTGTTTTATTTAAGTTTCTGTAAAAATTATCTGCAATAGACTTCCAATACAAATCTTTATTAGCAGATGCTTGAGTAATCTCGTTATTTAACTGTTGAAGTTGGCTTGCTATTTTTTCAAGTTGTTCTGCTGTTTGGGGAGTCTGTTCTTCTCTTTGAGTTCTTACAATTCTATCAGTTAACTTTTGCTTTTGTGACTGAAGCCTTTTTTCTTCCTGCGTCGCTTGTGTATATCTTGTTAATTCAAGTTGTCCGGCTGATTGTAAAGCCGCTATAGATCCGAACTGTTCCGTTAATTCTCTGGATGTGCCTATCTCTGCCAGTTTATTTTGAAAAGCATTAAACGAATCACCTGCAATTTGCTGAGATACGCCTCCCATTGCAGATGTATAAGCAAAAGCATCAATAAGATTCTGCCTGTTAACTTTATTGCCCTCTACTTCATAGAACCCTCCAATACTCCCTCTTCCAAAAATATACTCTGCTGCATCCCTTGCTTTTGTATAATTTTCAGATAAGGTTTCGACACCTTTAATCTTATCATTCTTGAAATCTTCTACACTGTCTAAAGATATGTTTTGACCTTGCGCCAATTCCTCAGCATTCATCCCTCTTAAAGAGTCTTTTAAAACATCCATGAACTGATCTGTCTTGCCTACTGAGGTAGAAGCTTGAAGCATCGATATAAAGGACTCTGCTGAATGAAGCGCCGTTGCTGTTACATCTCCACTGTTTTTTGCCTGTTCAACTCTTTCATTAATATTTTGAAGTCTATTTGAATGGCCCAGTACATTTGATAAATTCTCATTTGTATATAAATTTCTTACAATACTATCAGCTACCTGAGGCATTGCATTCTGAACATCAGCTACAAACTGTTGATTCCTATATTGAGCATTTACACCTCTAACCCCACCTACACCACCAAATAAGCCTCCAATAATACCACCTATAATGACCTCTTCCAGTCCTTCTTTAGTTGAATACTGATCTTTAAAAGCCTTTGTAAAAGCTGACGCATAATTAGCAGTTTCTTTCATAGCCTTTGGATCGTACGTGCTTGCCATGTAATTTTTCATCATTCCGCTTGCTATTCCCTGACCCCCTTCTTCAAAAATACCCTCTGTAAAAACTCCTTTTGCAACTGGCGCTGAATAAGCAAGTGCTTTATTAAAAAAATTAGATTTAAGAGGCTTCCATATTCCTTCCACTACTTTTTCAGTTCCTATCTTAAAAACTAATTTATCAAAAAATGAATTTGTCGCTAGCTTAGTAAATGGGTTTTTTACATTTAACATATTGCCAAATAAAGCAAGATTAGATACTGATAAAATACCCATATTTGCCCCAAAGACTCCCCAAGCGGTTTTATCTAGTTTCTCTTGAAAATCTGCTACTTCTTGTTGAGTTGGTTCAGTACCGTTGGCTCTGTGGTATACCCAAAAAGCATTTTCTGCCTCTTCCTGATAATGCCTTGCTTCAAAACCTGCTTCATATGCACTTCCGGTAACAGCAAACCTTGCTTGTTTCAAATTATCAACAAGTTTTCCTGCCTTTATGGATTGCTCCAGTCCTCTTGCATATCTTTCTGCTGAGAATATCCCACCTCCTTGTCTTGCAACTGCTGTGATTGGTTCTGTAGCTATTCTGGTAACTTCACTAGCCCTTCTTCCTATTTGAGCTACATCTTCTAAAGTTTCTGCTATTCTTAATGCTCTTGCGCCTTCTGCTATTCGAGTCCCTGCTGTAAGTCCTAATCTAGCCCCCACTCTTGCGAAAGAAGCTGGTAGACTGGTTCCACCTGATGCTGCTGCAATTAAAGCTTCAGCACCAATCATTCTGGCCGTAAATTCTGCCCCCCCAAGAACTTTATCCCATGTATAGATGTTTGCCCCTAATCCATTCTGAGCTTCTGTATAGTAATTTTTGTATGCTGAATCTGTCCTTTTATCTAAGTCATCAACATATCTGGACATACTATTATCAAATAAAGATTCTGCTCTTCCCGTTAATGCAGCTTCTCCTACACCGTAAACAAAAGAGCCGATATCTACAAAAATACCCCTGCTAACCTTTTCAACGAACTTACCTACTGGATTTAATATTTTCTCGGTATTAGACTGTAAAGAAGCATTATAATCTTCATTATTAACACCTGGTTTATACATATTGTATTTAGGTAAAAGACCTCCATCATTTAACCTGTCATACGCTTCATTTGCCCTAACATATCCTCCACTGATATCAATTTTATTTTTATTAGTGTTTATGATTGAAGATAGTGTATCGTTATTTTTATTATATAGGTTATTTAGTGTGTCTGCACGAAGTCCTTCTACAAAAGCATCTGTTTTATTACCATAGTTAGGCTGATATAACCCTAAAGATTTTACGTTTGTATCAGGCGTATTAGAAAGATTGCTAGGTAACTGACTTGTCTCTACAGAAGGTAATTCTATAGTTGATGGCAAGTTACCAACCGGATTATATTCTTCGTTCATTGTTACTTATTGTATGTTTTTCTAATGTGTTCTAATATTTTGTCAACTGCTATTTTATCCCTTTGCTCAGCAATTAAATCTTTCTGTTCGTTTGTTATTGTAGGCCCTACTACTTGTCTGCTTAAAACTTTATTACCTGACTTAATATCCATTACATATACCCCATCAACCGGATGAGCTACTAAATCTACCGGAGTTTGTATTAAAGCATCGATTTCAGTCTTGTACTTATTGTAATTTTCTTGACCGATTGTACTTTGAACATTCTGCGTCATTGTTTGAACTGAAGCTCTTTTTTCAGTTGGGTTTACCTCTAAGTCTCCATACAATTCATTTATCCTGTTGTCTGATGAATAAACTTGACCTCTTGCATAAATAGTACCTGCATTTCTGTTGTTTGCGGCATCATACTCAAAATTAGAATTAGTTGTTACCCTACTCCTTAAATTGTTTGGAAGGTCATTAAATGAAATAGGAGATGTTGTCATTAATTCATACTCTTTTCCATCTTTAATAGGAGCTGTTAAAGTAACTGTGCCGTCCTTACTATTCACATTTAACCTTACATTAGCGTCTTTTTGAATTTCACCATCAAATTGAGTTTTAATCCAAGATTCATATTCCTTTTTAACGTTTTTATTTTCAGTATCCAGATTGATTGTCTTATTACTTAATTTAAATACATTATTATCTTGTAATCTCTCATTCAGTATTTTTAATGATGATGCTATCTTACCTTCATATGCTTGATCGGCTGATTGATTATACCCATCAGAGGTTTTTCCTATTGCAATAGTCTTACCATTCCTTTTTAAATCATTTGATGCTAGATCACTATATGTATAGTTTCTGTTAAAGATATCCCCTATCTGCTGCCCTGCTCTTGTCCAATATCTTCTAGCATTTGCTGTATTTGCATCGTAAGTTTTTTTTGCATCGTCATATGCTTGTCTGTCTTCATCATCATTAAAAATACCTTTCATCAGTGAATTCCAACCCATTCTTGCTTTTTGACCCGCTGCTGATAACTGACTTGTGAGTGAATCCCAAGCACCTGATTTATCCTCTGCTTCAAAATTATTATAATATTCTCTTGCTGTTTTATCTCTTAATTGCGCCACAAGATTTTTCCTAAGTACATTTAAAGCACTTCTCTCTGACTCAGGAATATCGCCCGCAAGCAGTCTATTACTTATAGAGCCAATCTGAGCTCCTAGTTTTTGTTGAGAGTTGAGTTTGTCGAAATCCTGACCTATATAAGTTCCATTATACAATTTTCCATCTTTACCCACAACTTTTTCAGAGAGGCCAAAAAACTCTCCTTTTATATTATCCGCCTTCATTACAGTTTTTGTAATATCATTGACTCCTTTTAAAGCTTCATTCAGGAGAGGTGTCATTCTTTCTTTTTGTCTATAGGCGGATATAGAGTTTTCAATAGATTTAAGAGCTATTCTACCTGATTCATCCTTATTCATTACATCTCTAATACCTGATAGTCTAAGTTGAGAATCCTTATCCCCTCTCATCATTGCAAACACTAATTTATCCACATCACCATCTGCAAGATTGCCATAGTGCTCTCTTAAGATATTCTGTCCTTTATCAGTTTGTCTTAACTGGTTTATATAAGCTCTTGTGTTATCTCTTGCATCTGTCCAGGCTTGAGAGTATGTGTCGTAAACATCTTCTGCTAATACTGTTTTTTCCTCGTTTAAGGCTGTCCCGTTTGAGGATGTAGTAATCCCTTCATTGGAGTTACCTGAACCTGAATAGGGGTTTGGATTACCATTAGAATCTAAAGATACCTTACCACTTCCCATTGCTTTAGCTAAATCTAAATCATAGTTTTTTTGCTTCCATGTTTGCTCCGTTAAAAACTTATTTTCTTGAAAGTTTCTTTCCCATTGTTTTTGAGCTTGGTCTGCGTTTTCCTTTGCAACTTGAAAATTCCTATCATCAATCTTCCAATCAGTTACTCTATCAAAAGCTAAAAGTTTGCTCCAGTTTTGTTTGTACCTATCTGTGTACATTGAAGCTGCTATTTGATCCTTGTCTAAATTATCTACCTTATTGTAATAATCTTTAAGCTGATTTGCTTTTTCATTTAATGCTTGGTATTGTTGATTATTATACGATTTTTGAGCATCAGTCATCCCTGTTTTAAGAATATTATAATTCTTAGCCTGAGTTCTTAACGAATCTAGTTGATCTCCAATAATACCTTTATATTCTGATTTTACATCAACATCAGAAGCGTTTCTGTACTTATAAAGCCCATCAATTGCTAACTGAGTATTACCTTTCTCTCCTAAAATCATATTAAGAAACTGGGAGCTCTCTTGCTCAGTTAATACTTCGTGCTTATCTATCCTTGTTAAAAGAGGATTGCCATCATTTGAATATGTTACTTGAACTCCATACTCCTTAAGTAAGGGAAGTCCTGCTTCGATAAGTTTATTGAGATCCGTATAAGGAGTATAAGAGCCTTGTTGATACATATCACCTAATTTATCAGAGGATAGGTATCTGTTTAGATCTCTTGTAGCAGCCCAATCATTTTGCGTTGCATATAATTCGGGTTTTTTAGCCTTTAACTCTTCCATCTGCATCTGATGGTTTCTATATCTTTGAGTAGATGCAATAGCAGCCTGAACATTAGAATCTAATGCTTGCCCTACGTAATTTGAAACTTCATCTGCAATACTTTTACGAGACCAGTCTAAAGTTCCACTATCCTTCACATAGTTAACCAGAGTTGATAATCTCTCACCTAAATATTGTTTATCTACATCACGTAGTAAATCAGTTCCAACATACTGATTTACTAATCTCTGATAGTCTGCAACATTTTGATTATAATTCTCTTGTTTATATGTCTGTGCTTTAAAAGTAGAGGACAGATCTACTTGACCTGGATCTCGATATTGATATATTTGACCGTAACTCGTTGCCATTTTGTTATTTAAACTTATTTACAAACTTATTAAAATTAATTTGATTTAGCAAATTCATTGATATTTAAATTAAATATATAATAAAAGAGCTACTTAATTAAAAGTAACTCTTTTTACACTATAAATTTATTTAGAATTATACTTGTATTATTTTATCTTTTACAACATTTTTAAAATGAATCCCTCTTTTACTATCATTATCTTCAATGTGTTTAAAAATAATTATACAACTATTTTTTAGATTTTAACATTTTAGACAGGTCAGTTGTAATAAAACCCCCTTTCTTTTTTTGTGTAGTTTTAGTAGTGGTTTGAGTTTTACCATCCGCGCTTGTAGTTTTCTCTATAATCTGCTTCTTAGTTCTTGGATCAACTTTTATTGTTTGCCCATTACCTAATTGGATTGTTAAAGGTTCGTCTGTTTGGTAAATCTCTCCGTTAGGCCCTATCTGGTAATTTGGGTTAATCGCATTAAATGCATTTACTTGTTGTTGAAGGTTATAGTTACTCAAGTTTTGCCTATTCCTATTGTCTATGAAATTTCTCCATTCAGCATAAAAAGCATCGTTTCCAGTTATTGCTTCCCTTTCGTATTTGTCAGCTAGTCCAAGATTAGTTCTGTCCCGTTGCATTATTCTCTCCTCATTAATGTTATTCACATTTCGTTCATCTTGTTGATTCGCAAGCATAGTTTGCATCATTGCCTGATTTATTGCGTTATTTTGATTTACTTGTAATGATGAAAGCGCTGCTCCGGCTGTATATGGATTATTTGAAACTATTTGATTCGCTGCTGTATTAGCCTGTCTTGAAAGTTCTTTTAGATTTTCCTCTGGTGATAAAAATACTTTATCTGCTAAATTGGTTCCTGTTTGCCTCATTGAGGTTGCAAGATAATTAGGAGGTAAATTAGACTGATCAGGAGTTGCTATTGGTAGACTTGGTGAATTCCTTGTTCCTATATTAGGTCTTGATATATCACTGGTACTACTTGTTTTTTCAGCTGGTGCCTCAGGCTGCGTACTTGGTACAGCTTCAAGAGAGTAATCTAAACCACCGTACTTCTTATCCTCGGACTTTAGCTTATCTGCTAAGTCTTTACCTATAATCTCTTGAGCTTTGTCATTTTTAAGAAGTTGATTTAAAGTATACACCCCCATATTGTTCAATTGGGCTTTCTGATCCGGCGTTACAATTGGTCTCTGATATCCACTTCTCGTTGATGTGAACTGTCCGAATTTTCCATCAATACCTCTAGCGGTCTTTCCTTTATACTCGCTTTCTTTGTCAGTAGTGAAGATGATGTCCTTATTATAGTTATCTAAATTGGTAAGATATTCTTTTCTTTTATCAGCTGGAAGACTTTCAGCCTGATCTTTAAAAAACTGATAATTATTACCCATAGTTTTATTATAACCTCTTTGAAACTGACCATAAGTTACTCCATCTTTCAATCCATACGTGTTATCTGCTTTTCTCTCAAAATATTCATCTGCCTTTACAGGAATATAATTTAAATAGTTTGCTATTCTTACATTAGGATCAAAATTATCATAAGTGCCTGTTGCTGGGTTTAATCTTTGTAAATCATAATCTAATACGCCCTCTGCGTTTGTTACTGTAAATGGCAGTGTATCGTAACTTCTTGGTAACTCTGCATTTCTAACGGCTCTTGTTATACCGCCTTGTTGCATTGTTTGCATCTCTTCTGACGGAGCAGAATTTGTATCAGGAACTACTTCGGATTCTAGTTCAGGTTGTTGTTCTGTGCCTTCAACTGCCTGCGTCATCTGTTGAATTGTTTGCATTGCTTCATCTTCACTCATCTGTTGAAGCTGTTGTACAATTGCAGCTGTATCTTGACCAACTAATTGAGCGTATTGAGTTATTAACTCTTCAATACCTCCTTGTTGAGATTGATCTTGCATTTGATCTTGACCTCCATTTACAGCACTCATTATTTGAGTTATTGCTTGTTGCTGTTGGTCTTCTGGCAATGCTTGTAATTGATTTATCAAGTCTTCTGGTGACTGTCCATTCATTTCTGCATATTGAGAAATAGCTTGTGCTAACATAGCTTGATCTTGGTCTACTGCACCTCCTTCCTGCTTTTCAAACTTATTCTCTTCAGTTTTTTTTTGTTCTTCTTGTTTTTGGAATACAAGGTTTGTAAACATACTGAAATCTTCTTCGAGTGGTTTTTTCTCAGGCTGGATATCGTTTACTCTTTTTGAAAGAACTTGTAAGTTTATGTCTCTTGTAGCATCCATTTCTACATCATCTTGATCTACAATTTTATCCATAATACTCGCCTCTTCTTCAAGTATTTTTGTAAGTCCAATTTTTTTCTTGTACTTTTCTAGAACAGAAGCAAAAGTTGAACCCGCTACTACGTTTATACCATAATTTTTCTTAAAGTATGTTGCAAGTTTACCTCCTATTTTTAAGTAATCTGATACTACTTTTGTACCTTCTGGTAAATTTAGCAATTCACCTCCTTCTGAATGCCTATCTCCAACAATTTTCATTGTATTGCCATCAGGTGTTTGTATATACTCTTTGGCTTCCAATTCTGAATTTGGATTCGGGTGTTCATCATTTCCTTCTAAAAAATTTCCCGTTAATAAAAGTCCTGGTCTTTTTTCTGTAACTGAACCTCCTGTCTGATAAGTATAATACTCTCCTTCTTTTCTTCTTTGCTCAGCATCTGCTTCTAAATAATCATTATAACTTTCATTATACCTTCTCACTGCTGCTGCACCACTTAATCCGTTTCTAAGACCAGAAGTTAATATCTTACCTGCACTACTTATAATTCCGAGGGTGTTTCCATCCTCTATTGAAGCCCCTAGCATTGTTGCAGAACTGTTCAAATCAAAACTTCCGTACGGATTTATGGCGCCAACAAATGGAGTTCTCCTCTTACGTTCTTTTTGTTGAGTTGTAATATTTAAAGCCTCTTGTTGTTGTCTTAGATTACTATCTAATTCAGTTTGCATGTTGGGCATTATTACTCCATTCAAACTTGTATTTATTGGCGATAAATTCTCGCTATAACTTGAAGGAGCATTAAAATTAGGTACAGGCGGGGTTCCTAAACTATAAGGTTGATTTATTTGCTGTGTTGGTATTTGCCTTGCATATGGATTACTTAAGTTCGTATTTGCATTTTCCATATAGGAATTACCGCTTAATCCTTGCGCATAGTTTAAAGAAGCCATCAAGTTTTGAGGAGCATATTGCATGCCTCCCACATAGCTTCCCGTTTGAGCATATGGCATTTCTATAACACCAGTAACCCCTTCACCGAAATCAATATCATCATCGCCTGGATGAGCAATTCTTCTTTTACCGTACTGTGGCTTGCCATTCATAATTGGAATAAGTGTTAACGGCCTACTTACACCTTTCATAGTGATTAAATTACCGTCTATATACAGTGAATTTTCTCTATTGTCTGGTGATGAATCTTTATATCCTAGTATTGATTGTTTCATTATTTAAAATCTTTTTCGTATATGCGTCCATAAATCTCATATGGGTTGTTTACTTTATTAACATCTATCCCAAATTTTTCTTTCATTTTCGGAGGAGATAAATCCCATTTATCATAATAAGATATGTACCTTCCATTATTATCACTCCCAACAGTTATTGTAAAATTACCTAA